TTAAGCGGCTTGCTTTTGTTGCGCATCCCACTTGTCTAGTGAGTCTTTAGCGTAATGACGGCCGTTGTGAATTGGCTCAGGGAAGCCAGCGTCTTTGCGCCATTTCCAAAGAGTGACTTTAGATTTAATGCGATATCGTTCAAGTACTTCTTTAGTTGTTAAAAAAAGTGGTTCGTTTGTTGCTGTCTGCATCATACACCTGCCTTATTAATACTCATAACTTGCAGAGCGTGATTGGATATAAGCTCTGCCGCATCACTCATTACTTGAGATTCTTGTAGGTAATCATTGTTGAGTGCGTATTCGGACGCTTCATTAAGCACTTCCACTAATTCCGTCACGACACTTGCCTTGATTGCTTTAACCGCATCAACTAACAAACGTGGCGACTCTTGGCGTTGGTGCAGCATCATCGCGAAGTTGGCAACATCTTCAAATGTGCCTTCATTGCCTTTGCTTAAGTGCTCAACTAATAAGGTCGCCAAATACTCGCCTGAGCACAGCACTTGATCATTCCAACCGCTGCGGCCTTTGGCTCTGGCATATGCCATTTTTGAGCGCATTGCATTGGCGAATCTGTCAATGCTGATATCGTCGATATGCGTTGAGCGTTCCAATTCCATGGCCTTCACTTGGTCTTTCAATTGCTGAATCTCGGTACCCAGCTTTTGCTTAATATGCGCAAGATCGCTGGCAGGAACATAAACCCCCAAACCTTCAACATTGATTTTGGTTGATCCGTTGCCGTCTAATAACACTCTGCGTTTGGTTGTCATTACTCATCATCCTTCTCTATTTGAACTGGCAATCTTTCGCCGAAAGTTTCAAGTGCTACGTGTAAGCCAACTCGAAGGCCTTGAATAAACTTTTTATCAGTGATCGTTTGGTCTCCAAGCACCAGACTTTCAGTGCTTTTGAATTGCTCAAGCTGGTCTCTACACATCTGAAACCACTCCTCAAGCTGTTCGATTATTCGTGCTGCATCTGACGGAACAAAGCTTGACTCAACTGGTTCAAGCTCTAGATCTAAAGCATTTTTATTTGTCATCACTTACCTTCCTTTGCCAATTCCTCGGCGAGTTTTTTCATAAACTGTTGGCAGCTGCAGGCTTGTTTTCGTGGCAGGGCGTACCATTGCTTAAGCGCTTCGCGGATTGCGGTTGATTGCTTCATGCTGCCTCCCGCTTGCGTTTGGTGGTTGCCATTTTTATACGGGCTAACAGCAACACGGTTTCTTTAGCTTCGGGTAGCGCACGGCCTAAACCCATCTTATTGACAACGGCATGTTCTGCTGTGGTTACGAGCATTAAGTTGCTTATGTCGCAGTTGGTGCGGTCGTTATCGATAAACCATATTTTGTGATCGTCTGGCACTTGGCCGTGATGCTTTTCCCACTCGAGGATATGCTTTAAGCGCCACGTTCTTGGCTCAGCCACTTTAACCATGACAAAACCATCTTTATTGTCGATTCGCTCAGAACCTACAGGGCGATGGTTTTGCGGGGTAATGCCTTTTTTAAATTGGGTAGATGTTGAATTTCCGCCAGCTTGCCAGCCTTTCATCCCTGCATTCCACGTTTTTTGGCCTTTTACAAATCTGCCAGTTCGACCTGATTTCATGCCGTGATTACGGGTGAACGCGCGGATTTGATTAACTGTTTTTTCGGTACCGAAAACTTGGTTAAATTCGCTAGTGATTTGCTCAATTGTGAGGCTTTTGTATTTACGCTTTACCCACTCAAATTGTTCGTTTGTAAAGCTGCGCAATTTGCCTTTTGTGAGTTCACCTTGTTTGCGTCCACAAGCGATCCGATGGTTTGTGCAGGCAGCTTTTATCTGCTGCTCAGTTTTTTTGCAGCTAAAAGCAAAGTTAAACAAAGTTGTGGTTTCTGCTAGCGATTTTGCAACGTAGGTTGCGCGCAAAAATTCGAGCATTGCTGCCGTGTAGATAAACCTAGCCATTTTTGTTCTCCAGCATTTCAGGAAGTTTGCGTCCAATGGTTAACTCATTAGCGGCTAATTGGGCATCTAGCGCGAGTCGAGCGTTGGCGATAATTTGGCTTGAAATCTGCGTGACAGATTTAGAACGGTCGATCTCTTCACGCAGGTTTTCGCCTTTCAAATCTTCATCAGATAGGCGCTCTAACTGGGCGAACAAGTGATTATTTAGATCAATCAAAGTGTTTTTCATGCTGCCTCCTATGCCGCTTCGGCGGTTTGTGTGCAAAGCTCGTGGAGGTTTGCGCGGGTGAGTGCTTCGGCAAATTGCGGCGGTACCGAGTTACCAACTCGTGCGACTTGCTGCTTTTTGGTCGATTTGCCGTTGTAGTTGTTGATGATGTAGTCAGGGGTGAAGCCTTGGCAGGCGAATAACTCATGGGGTTCGAGCATGCGCATACCGATATCGATTATTTGATAGGGTTCACCCTTGATCATCACTAGGCCAAAGCGGTCATTGGTGGTGATGGTGTGCAGCGGTTCGTTACAGGCTACGCCGTCTTGCTCGTTGCCGTAGTATTTGATGAAGAACGCGCGCACTTCGCCTAGGTGTAAGCCGCCAGCGGTGATCGTGTGTGCGGGTTCGTCCATCGGGAAACCGATATTAGTGCCGCGCAGTTTGATCATGTGGCTGGTGATTAGCGCGTTATGATCAACTGTTGTCACCGTTGGCAAAGGGTTTTTTAGGTCATCACCTGGTCCCGTATAATTGCCGCCGTAATGCTTGCAGATATTGGCGGCAGTACGTGGCTCGAGTAATTCATCATCACCATAAAGCTTTACGTATTCTTCATAGCTACCACCAAAATTCTTTGTTTTGGCAAACCATTCTGTGAAGGTTGGGATGGTTTCGTTAACTTTCTTGATCACAGGTTGCACCACGGCAAAGTGACCGCCTTTTACTTGGGCGCAGATAGTTCGCAATGGCTCGTTAACTGGCATATTGCGTTGGCTGCTGGCGTTAGCGTGTTCAGTGATGAAAGGCGCTAACTGCAAATCATTTGGTACAATAAACGGCTCTTTGGCATCAATAACAAAGCGCTGAATGCCTTTGGCAATGCGCTTCATGGTGTTTTCAGCCAGTGGCTTTTTACGACCAAAGATTGATTTGCAGGGCAGTGACCAGTCGATGCATTCAGCAGCTGTGCGCCACGGTAGCAGCTTGCCCGATTTAACCGCTTCGCTATCCGGTGCGCCGTGAGTTGGCTCAGGCCAAACAATTGGCTGACCATCACAACGGGCGATCATGAATAGACGCTTACGGATAGTTGGGGCGCCATAGTCACAGGCCCGTAGCTCACGCCACTCCACCTTATAACCCAGCCCTTTAATCAATTTAGCGGTATCGAGCAAGCCTAAGGTTTCAACGCATTCCGCTAACGCTGGGTGATCTGCATCTATGCCAGTGCTCAACATACTGACAAAGGCGTTAAAGGTTTCGCCTTTGCGCTCAGGGCATGGGTGCATTGCATCAGTTACCGGGCATTGAATTAACGGCCCCCACGTTTTAAATTCTTCAACGTTTTCGAGCATCATCACGCGAGGGCGTACCTTCATTGCCCAGCGAATGGTTACCCACGCAAGGCCGCGAATTTCTTTATTCACTGGCTTAGTGCCTTTGGCTTTGCTGAAGTGTTTGCAGTCTGGCGAGAACCACGCCAAATCAACGGGTTTGCCTGCGGTGGCTTGCAATGGTTCAACATCAAATACCGATTCGCAATAGTGCAGCGTTTCGGGATGGTTGGCTGAGTGCATGGCGATAGCATCTTGATCATGGTTAATTGCGATATCAACGCTGCGACCTAGTGCCCAAGCCATGCCAGTTGAAGCTCCGCCACCGCCAGCAAAGTTATCTACGATTAAGCCGCGCATGGTTTTTTCTCCGTTGGCATGTTCATTACTAAGTCGTCAATGATTGAGTCGGTGGGATAACCGTCTAATCGTTGTCTGTTGGCTTCTTCGCAGAGTTCTTGGAATTGGATTTCAGTGGTTTCCTTTATGCCGCAACGCTCGAAAACTTCTTTGGCAATGTTCATCACTTCAATCGGCCATACGCTGTTTGAAACTGTGCTATCCCGAGCTATCTGTTCATCGATATCAATCTGTTCAGCTTCAAACTCACCTATTTGCTCACCTTCTTCGGCATCATCTGAACGCTGTTCGATAGTGCCTTGAATGTGACTATGGCTTTTACGCATTAGCGACACTGGGCCCTCTAGCATTTCATCGCGGTCAATATGTCGGTAGCGTGGATCACAGGGACGGCCAAAGGGATGGAACACCAAAAACATGGATCCTTTATTGTTACCATTGGCAGGTTTTTCAGTGACTGGATCGACAAATGATAAGCGTCCACCAATGACTAAATGCACTTCTTGGCAGTGTTCAACTGCGCGTTTAAACCAGCCTACAGATTGATCCATCATCACTAGCATCACGCAGCCTAAGCCTTTGGCTTGCCACTTAATTACCGTTTCGACAAATGGACCAATATTTGAGTAAGGTGGGTTCATCCATACGTAATGGCCTGTTCTTGCCTCTGGATGAGTCTCACCTAATGCATCGCTAGGCGCGCCAAACGCAGCGTGAAACCAGTTAGTTTCATGGGTGTTTTGTTGCTCAGTGATATAGCGCGGTGAACGGGCATTAATATCGCTTGCCGCTGCATCGAGCACAAAATGATATTGATGGTCGTAAAAGTCGTATACAGCACGAGGTGTGCGGTAGCTGTCTTTAGTGCTCATGTTATTTCCTATGCAAACTGCTTACGATGTTAAAGTGGTTGTATGAAATGGCGCCGGCTTTAAGTACGTTATTAGCACCAGAAATCATCAATCTCTTCCTTAACGACCACTCATCCATTAACGCTTCAAACCTAACTTGCGTTATTGTTCCCATAGGATCACTTTCTAAACTTTCATACTGAAAACATAAAGATGACCATCCTTTGTCTATTTCTGGTATGTCAGCTTCAGACATAAACTCTCTAAAATCTGTTAATTGTTCATTGAAGTACTTATGGGATATAGGTCCAACATCAGCAGCAATGCAGCCATTCCCACCTTGCCAAGCTCTTGGTTGTTGAATGTTCGTGTACATATTCACCTCTGATAACTGGCTAGTATTTTTTCGAGTTCAGCGATCCGCGCGTTGGCTGCGGCTAACTTGACGAGATGCTTTTCCCAGTCGATTTCTTTGATGGCTTCGATAGTGGCCGCAACTTCTTCGAGCCGTTCTTGTCCGCGTACAAAGTTCGAGAGTTGAACATCGTGCTTTATTGCTGCTCGCCATGGGGCGCTTTCCAGATAGGTGACGGTGTAATGCAGCGTCAGGGCTTTGATTAGATTTTCTGAGCTGATTTTGGTCAGTGACAGCATTAGCTCTATGCGCTTTGGTGATTCAAAGCCTGCAAGGAGAAGGTTCATGCTGCTTCTCCTTCAGTCTTGGCCTTGCTTATTTGCTTGGCGCGCTTAACCTCTTTGCAATTGCCATAAAGTTTAAAGCCACGGTCTTCGGCATCGGCTTGGGCGCAGGTGTAAGCTTCGTAAGGATTGAAACCCCAAGTGATACAGCCACAATGTGGGCAATTGCCACGAGCTTTACCTGTGGTTTGGCGAGTGCGTGGGCGTTTGGGTTTGCGAATGCCTGCAGCGGTGATCATGCGGCGTTCGTTGACGTTGGCGGCTTGAAAAGTACGGCGAGCGATGGCATCGATATCAGCCTTGGCGTAGATAGTGGTGTTAATGCCAACCCCAAGCGACTGAATATCTAGTGCATCTTGATAACTAAATATCGTCGCGGTGTTGTAATTAATATCGCTAAAGCCAAATTGAGATAGCCAATAAACATCGTTGCCATCCCAGTCGCCATTAATACAAATAACGTATTCATCACATTCTGACTTTTCGCCAGAATCGCCTAGGTACTGGCAATCAACGCGCACGGTTGCCAATTCATCCACAAGCTCTTTGCATAGCGGAACGTCAGTGTGACGGCTATTGAATTGGCGCTGTGCTTCTTCAATGGTGTAAACATGGGCCTTGTTTAAGTCGCTGGTGTAGCCGCAACCATCTTTAGCCCAAAAAAGGCAAGTGCTGCCGACATTGGTGCGCGAATCGCGCAGGTAGAATAATTGGCTCATGCTTTCACCTCTGGCGTGGTGAGTGACATGATCCAATGGCGTAATTGGATCATCTGCGGGCAAAACACCATTGATTCGACATAGGTGTAAAGCTTTGGATAGTCGTGCTGCTTACGGGCGATAAATGCCCGTGCATCGGCTTCGGTAAAACAGGTTTTAATAACTTCTTCCGTTTCTTGAAGGTGAAACTTTTTAAGCGGATCAGGTAGCTGGTCGTAATCTGACTCAACATTAAAGTCGTCGATAAATGATTCAATAAAGATTTCTGAAAAAGCCTCAAGATTATCAATGTCAGCGCTTACATCAATAGCTTCTAACCATTGATCGCACCATCCCAAGTCGTTTTCAGCTAACCATTCGGCCAGTGCTTGCTTATCGCATTTATCAGAGCGATATAGCGCGGTGGCATCGCCATCGGTATCAACAATCTCCCAGTGATGTTCGTCATAGCCTTCTTCGGTAGGCAAATAGCGCTTGCAGCGAACTTGCCAGATAGGTTCGGCGGTGCAGCGGTTATCCTGCTGGTGCATTTGCTGTGACATTTCAAGCAAGAATGCAGGGATTTCGATTTGTTGGCTCATGTGACGTCCTTATCTTTTAACCAGAAAACGGTGCAGGCCTTTGGCAGCACGGATGGCAACGGCGCGATTGGTGGTGAATTTGCCGCCTGGCAACATCCAACCGTGTTTATCTGCAACGATATGGCCTAGGCCGATTTTGATATCGCGGTGTTGGGGTTTGTCGTGGGTTAGCATGCTGCGTCCTCCTGCTTGATGATGGGCAGTTTTGCCGCTGCTGCGCGTACTGCTGCGGCGGCTTCTTTGCCATAGCCCCAAATGTCGCCGTTATCTGGGTTGCGGCGAGAAGGCGCTATCCAGTCGATATCTAACTGGATACCTTTGTAGATGTAGTCGCGTATAGCACACACTAAATCTCGCAGTGTTCCACCATGACTAAATCCATGCCACTTGCGCCCCAAATGGGTATAGATTCTTACTTTTGTGTATTCATCGACAAACCACACTTTGCCGTTTTTATCGAGTTCAAACGTGGCAATAACGCCGTTGCGCTCGAAGAACTTGCGGCCATGCTCGGAGATCACTTTGATGAGTGCGTTAGCGTGTTCAACGCGCTCGGTGATGATGGGCTCTGGCAAGTCGTAATAAGAGTCGCAGCCGCATTTAGGGCAAACGCAGTTATAAAATCCATTTGTTGCATACACTTCTTCTAACTGTGATTTTGTACCAGTCCAGCGGCAGGTGCGGCGACTGCATTCGATACGTTGGCTCATGCTTTCACCTCAACTTTTGCGGCTTGATAAGCACTTTTTACGGCTTCATATTCGCTGCCAAATATCTCGGTCGCATCGATAAGACTAAGGCGGGTATCGAGGTAAATAACGTCATCGTGCAGGAACAGCGAAAGCGGGGCGAATAAGCAGTCACCCCAATTTGTACCAATCGCTTCTAGTAAAGGTATGCGTGAAACTTCTACTGGCATCATGGCATTGTATTTAGCTCTGATAGCTTCTAACGCTTCACGATCTGCCGCTTTCGGCTTGCCGCATTTGGGTGATGAAGCAAAGCAATTCGCCGCTTTAGGCTTGAACCATAAATGATTGTTTTCAAGCTGGTTGAAGTTGTGAAAGTTAATGCCAGCACACGAAATACTTTCAACGCGATTGCTAAAAATAGGTTTGCCACCAAAGTGGTCGGCTAATTTAGTCGCTTGCTCAATCAAGTTTGCTTTAGCTGCATCAAAGGCTTTGAATGCTTGCACTGCTGTTTCATTGGTAATTTTGTAGTAACTCATATCGATTCTCTCTGCTCTGTTTTTACTGCACTTAGGGTTGCGTTACGCGGCGATTTCGCCGTTGTAGACTTGCCAAGAGATAATTTCTTTCTTGGTCTTGGGGTTAACCTTGCCCGTGGGTTTGCGGTAACGAACGTGCAGGTCGCGGCATTGGTCCTGTTTTTTGCTAGCTCAATGTATTGCGCGCAGAGCGCTGGAGTTGATAGCGAGTGAGATAGCTTTTGTGGCTTCATTTTTTCAAACTTGGCCAAAGCCATTTCATTCAGCTTGGCTTGGTATTCCGTTGGGCTGAGTTCGCGGCGGTTTGGGTGTGCGCCTTCGTATAGGCTGCACTTTTTAGCCGCTTCTTTTTTAGCTATGGTCATGGACACGCCGTATACAAAGAACATGGTTAACTCCAAACTGGTGATTGCTCACTAGGCTGATAGATGGAATAGGGTTGGTTTGCGTTGAACTTGTAAGGATTACTTACACGTTCACATTGGGGCTTAACTTGGTGTGCTGGCGAGCCGTGCATATTCAGCGTTGAGCAGGTCTTGCGCGCTGCGCTGGCCGTGTTTTTGCTTTATCTCTTGCCAGCGTTCAATCAGTCGAACCCAAGTGTGTTTAGATTCGGGATAGTCGATGATCAGCTGGTTTAACTCGGCTATCGAGCGGTCGCAGTAAAATACCATGGCGTTGCCTTTGGCTTGGCGTTCTTGGTCAAGCTCGCTTGATAGCATGGCGACTAGGGCGTCGCTGGTGGCATGGGCTTGTGCATCAAACATGGCGATATCTCTTAAAATCGGCTGTCTTAATCATTGGCTGCTTTGCGTGGTTAAAACTGCGGTTGAGCCAACTGATAGTTCTATCGCTTACCGTGATATTGATTGCTGGTGGCTCGGCGATGCGGGTGAGTTTTACGCGTCCGCTGCGGCTGACTTGGATATTGGCCACTTCGTTTAATGCGGTGGTTTTTAACGGACCTTCATCCAACTTGGTGACGTGGAAGCGCTCGCGGAAGGCATAGCTGCAAACATGGCTTTGCAAATAAGCCTCAAGGTCGTTTTTACGCTGGATAACCGTTGGGCAATGCATTAGGTCTGGCAATTGGGCGAGGCGACAAGCAATGCTGAGGTGTAACAGAAGTTGCGATTCTACGGGTAGCAGTGGGGCGCAGTGATGCGCTGCGATTGGGTGGGGCATAGGTCACCTCGCATAGGTTGTATTAGGTTAAGGGTTGTTTGGTTGGTTAAAGCGGGTTGGTTAGAACAAGTCGAAGGGGATTAGCTTGGCTAATAGCATTAGCACTAGGTCGATAAAATCAGGTTGTTGAGCTTTCATGGCTAGGCATTCCCTTTTTTTACTTCATTAGCAAAAAGCGTTAGTTCTTGACTTAAACCTTCAAGAATTTCTACAGCAGCCACTTCGCTAATAGATGGATCTGTAATAGCAAACTGAATTCTCAGCATTGCTTCAGCTCCAGCGTAAAATGATCTGCGCATTTCCTGTTTTTGATATGGCGAAGCATCTTTAGGGACAACCAATTTAGAAAAGGAATTCCATTGTTCTTGCACCGTGTTCATGCAAATTTACTCCAGCAGCATTTTTTAAATTTCTTGCCGCTTCCGCATACACATTCGCGGTTGCGCATACTGTTTTTTCGTTGACTTTTAGTCATCGGTTGCAGTTCATTGAACTGTTGTTCACTTAGCGGGATAAGAGGCGCTCCTTGTCGCTCCTCCATTGCTAACAATTCAGCTTGCTTAAGCCTGTAAAGTTCTCCTCTTGTGTCCATATTTCCTCACTATTAAATTGTTGCGTATTGCTTATTTGAACTATCCGGTTATTCCGGATAGTTGGGTTTAAACGGTGCCGGTTACGTCATCCGGCGGCCTGAACCCGTCCTGTGCCGCAATCTTGCCGCTAATAACTGGTGCTCGACTTTCAGGCGTTCGTGCTGCTTTACCAGTGGGCCCTTGCTTATTAACCCTAACCAGATCCAAAGCTGGCTCGAGAACTACGCTCGACTCGGGGCGCAGTCATAACCTGCGCTTGTAAGTGGCCGCTTCTAACGGCTGGTTAGTCACATTAGCTTATCCTCTGTTTGAGCCCCTGCGGATAACGCAGCAGACTTGCTAGGTAGTCGAATGTCTTTTAATGATAAAAACCACTATCAAAATCAAAAAACAGATATAAAAAACCATTGCAATGCTGTTCATCACTTCTGAAAGTGTGAGTCCAAATACCACAACAGCATTAAAATCCTCTGCAACCGTAGTGGCGATAAGCAGCATGATATGCACTAAGTAATATCTGAATCCTGTAACCCAAGGCTCAATGAATTTCATGGTTTACTCTTTATTGATTTCAAGATTGGCTTTATCGTTGGCTCTCGCAAGAACCAACTGTAAAACCTTGTTCTTACCTAACCGCCAGAACGGGGCGGGGCTATACACATATTTGGGTCATGCGCGCAGTAAAACCATTCAGTACCTGTTCTTATGGGCTCTTCCCACTCAAACAGTCCGGTCGCCAATAGCGGTGTATAGGTCTGTTTACGCGGATTACTATCCTCCGCCGCGTGTTCCTCGGAGTAACCTAGCTTGGTTCCCTCATAAATGAGGGTGCCAAGGTTAGTTGTTCATGGGCCTGTCTGTTAAAGAGCGTGATTAGAATCTTTTCATTTCCGTTCTAATCGATGCGTTAAATGTACATAATGTATATTTTGGCGTCAATACAAAATGTACATTTATTTTTTTGTTTAGTGTATTATTGGTATACCAGCAAGGTGGAACTGATGTAGATGTACAAAGTGTTATGTCTAAAAACACCATTTCTTGATTGGTTTAAGAAGATATTTGGTTGGATTCTGGAGGGGGTAATCATGGATAATAATCAATGCACCATTATTAAGTTGTCGGGTTCGCTAGCTAAAAAATTCGGGCGTGAGCACAAGCGCTACTTAGATACTGGTACGACGACAGAGGCATTTAGCGCGATTAAAAACACTCTGCAAGGTTTTGAACAATTCATTAAAGAACAAGCAAAGCTTGGCCTGCGTTATGCGATTTTTCGTAATGGAAAAAACACAGGCGAAGATGAATTTGGTTTGGCTGGGTCGCGGGAAATCCGGATTGTGCCTGTAATTGGTGGCAGTAAACGCGGTGGAGTACTTCAAACGATAATTGGGGCTGTGTTAATAGTCGCATCGTTTATACCAGGCTTACAGATGTTAATGGCACCTGGTATTGCGCTGGTAGCTGGCGGTGTGGTGCAAATGCTTTCACCTCAAGCCAAAGGGCTAAAGGGTCGGGAGGCATCGGAGAACGCGCCTAGCTATGCTTTTGGTGGCGCTGTAAACACGACGGCTGCGGGGAATATTGTTGGTATTGGTTACGGTAAGCGCCGCATTGGTGGCGCAATTATTAGTGCTGGTATTTATGCTGAAGATATAGCAACCACTAAGCGCCCGATACAATCAGGCGGTGGCAATGGAGGCAATGGTACACAAGAGCCATAACATTATCTTTTTTTGATAAACCCGCTTAGGCGGGTTTAAAAATAAATTTTATTTAGGTTTTATCCTTCAATTAGCTCCATAAATTCATCTTCATCTAAAATTTGAATATCAAAGCCTTCATCAATCAGATCTTGTGCTTTTAGTTGCTTACTAGATATGCCGCTTGGGCCAACTAGACTTTCATCCTGTTCACCAACGACAAGATAATCAGTCTTTTTAGATACGCCTGATTTAATTTCAAGCCCGAGTTCTGCGGCGGCTTCAAAGGCTTCGGCTCTGGTCATTGATAGTTCGCCCGTAAAGACGATGGTTTGGCCGTATAGTTCACCATATTCATTGGGTGGGTAAGCTTTATGATCAGCGCCTTTGGTTTTACCAAATGCTGATTTAGGTTTGATTTCGTTAATATGCCCAAGGGTGACTGCGGCACACATAAACACTCGGCCAGCGGCAATGGCATCAGCTTTAGCGCGATGTGCTTCATCAAGCGGAATATTACAGTGCTTGGCTACCGTAGCTAATTTGTAGTTAGGTAAACTAAATGCTGCCTTTGCCAGATTTAATGCACAGTGATACTGGTTATTGAGCACGATGCCAACATTAGCGAACTCAGCATCTAAAAAGCCTTTATCAAACTTGGCATTGTAGGCCACGATAGGTAGATCACCGATAAATGCTTTTAAGTCTTGCGCGAGCTCTGCAAAGGGCGGCTGGTCTACCAGCATCTTGTTGGTGATGCCTGTGATATTGGTTATTTTGCGCGGTACTTTTACCGCAGGATTGATCAATGACTCAAATACAGGGTGATCGTTAGATAGGAGATCAAATTTGATTGCGGCAATCTCTATTATCTTGTCCGTTTCAGCCTCAAGCCCCGTGGTCTCGGCATCTAATGCGATAAATTTGGTAGGGATGTAGGGGTGTTTTGCTAAAAACTCTGCGGTTTCTTTATCCATTTTACTATTCCTTTAGTCTTTATAAGTACCGCCAGCTAATATTTGCAGACCTGCACCATCATAGTTAACATGAATTCTGTATATTTTATGCTTATCTAATTCAAGAAAGGCTTCATAGTGATTTGTGCCACCATCAAAAGAGCACAGTGCCGCACCTGAGTTAGTCACTTTAAGCATGACTCTATTATCATCTGTTCTAAAAGTTGACTTTTCACCTGACTCGAATTTGGCAGCAAGTTGTTCATCAATATAAAGGTCTGCATAGCAGCCGCTACCAGTCCATCCACTATCTCTGATAACGGTAAATGAGTATTTCCCTTGCGTTTTTAGCGCCACTCTATCTTCAGGAACATTTTTGGCTTTATCGTAGCTAACTGATGAAGTGGCGCAGCCGCCGAGCATAAACAGTACTAGTGAAATAGTGATCATTCTCATGGTAATAATCCATTATCATTAAAATTATAACTAGCTAGAAAATCTTAATTTTAGCATCCACAACAACACCAATAATTTTACAATTCCCATTTATTGGTAGCGTAGGGTATGCGTTGTTTAGTGGCTTAAGGAACTTTTGCCCAGCATCCACTACCAACTTTTTAAATGTGGCCTCATTAACATCAGTTAGCTTTGCGACCACAAATGACCCATTCAGCCTATCTCGATCTGGATCAACAAGTATCAATGTCCCTTCAGGAAAGCTAACGCCAGATGGAGATGTCATTGAGTCACCAATCACCCGCAGCCAAAAACAATGTTCACTTGTTCTTTCGGTTGTTTCATACCATTCGTCTGAAGCTGATGCTGGTGATTCCTCAACGGCCTCTGACCAAACCCCCGCTTTTACATAGCTAATAACAGGGAATTTTTTTAGGTATTTGGTAGATAAATTAGCATTGCTAACATTAACTAGCGCTTCGTCTGGATATTCAAGCATTCCATCTGAATGCAATACCAGTGAGTCTAAATTAAGACGCTTTAATATTGATGCGATCTTACTTAACGAAGGTTCTCTTCTTCCATTAAGCCAATGCCCCATTCCGCCAGGAGTTACTTCTTCTAACTCAGCAAGCCTTTCTTGGGTAATCCCAAGCTCTTTCATTCTGGATTTAACCAGCTCATTCCACTTCATTTTCATCCTTAAAATGTACGATATGTACAAAAACAATCAATAAACATAATGTACATTTATGTTGATAACGAAATATACATAATGTACATTATGGAAAATTCCATTATTGAGGTAGCTATGCAGCATATCCGTCAAGTTCGAGTAAAAGCAGGTATCTCGGTAAAAGATATTGCGAAGTTAATTGAGACTGATGTTTCAAGCTTTTATCACTATGAAAAAGGGAGGAGAACACCCGATTTCACTCAGTGCTGGAAGATTGTAAACGCTCTAAATCAACTCGGAGCCAAATGCACCTTCTCTGATGTATTCCCTAACCCTATTGAGAATAGTGACGGAAAGGTTGCTTAACTGCTCTTGTTAATAGCAAGGATATCTAACTGTATGACTAAAAACACATTAAAGCGCGAAGCTCTTTCATGCTCCGATCCACTCTATGCCGCCCATGCGCTGGGGCACGATTACGGTGTAGATAAGCTAGCGAAGGATTTATTCCAACAGCCCGGGGTGATGTACAACAAATTAAACCCTGAGAACGACAGCAATCACTTGTATTTGCGCGATGCGATTCATCTGACTGAGCTAGCTGATGATGACCGCATTTTATCGGCATGGTGCCATAGCCGTGGTGGGGTGTTTGTAAAGCTGCCAGAGTCGGTTAACTGCGATGAAGAGTTAAGCGATCAGTTACTGCTGATTAGTGAGCAAATGGGCATTGCACTCGCTGAAATACGCGACTCCCGATCTGATGGGGTGATTACACCAGAAGAGTTTGAGTGCATTAGCCGAGAGCTTAACAAAACAGTACGCGAAGTTATTTCGCTTAAAGCGGTAGTGAGTAGCCAAGTGCGGGAACTGCCTTGTCCTTGTCTTCAAGAAAGCCATCGTGATGGTGTAATTCACAAAACAAAGCTTAGCGATCCATTTCCATTAAATGAATTTATAAAGAGCGCACAGCATGAGTGATGTTATTGATGATGCCGCAATCGAGCATGAAGCGCATATCAAAGCTGCTTTATCTGTTCGCCAACCTACGCTGCCTTTTACTGGCCTGTGCCATTACTGCAAGGCAACTGTTTCAAATAATCAACATTTTTGTGATGCCGACTGCCGCCACGATTACGAGCGGTTAAAGGCTAATGGGAGAGTGTGATGGCAGGTAGAAATATAGTCTTTACTCCACGGTTTAACGCAAATCACTTAACTGATAAGTCCTGCGAAAAATATTGCACCGACATACCTTACACGCCTGAAGAAGATGAAGCGTTTGCGCGGATTCAGCGCAATCAAGATATTGCTTTGCTGGCGAATGTGATCAGGCAGTCACCGACGACTAGTGCTGAGGGTATTGCGGCGCGGGTGTTGGATGCTGGGTATCAGTTTTCAGGTAGTGCGGTGCGTTTTAAATAAGAAAGCCCACTAGAGCTGTGGAGGCCGTGGGCTTAATACCAAGTGAGGCAATAACAATGGTACTGGAATCAATTGATAGCGTCAATCATGGCGCTGGTGGCAGTAATGTGGTGCCGTTACGGCCCGTTGCTGACAATAAACAGCATGCGCGGGGTGGGGTGGTGAAAGCAGATTTGGAAGATGGTTATTTAAGACTCTCCAATACGCTGGTGGACGCCCTGTGCCGCACTAAATTAAGCGATCGTGAGAGTCGGGTGGTATTTGCTGTGATCCGTAGAACCTATGGTTATGGCAAGGCCACTGATTGGGTTTGCTTAGAGCAATTAGCCGACATGACGGGGATTACAACGAGCAATATTTGTCATGCAATTAAGTCGCTTACTGCGCGCGATATCATCATAAAAGACGGTCGTAAAGTTGGCGTTAACCCGATTGTTTCAGCGTGGCAAGACAAGAAATCCCATTCAATTAACGGTAAAAAATCCACTGTTAAAACTGACAATATTATTGTCGATTCTGACAATGCCATTGTCGAAACCGACAGCGTAGATTGTCAGAACCGAGAGATACAAAAGAAAGACATTAATACAAAAGAAATACAAAAGATCTCTTCGTCGCACATTGCTGACGCAATGGCCGACATGCAGGTTAAGCCCGATGCTGCGATTCAAACTCCTAACGGCAAGCTTTGGGGCACTCAAGACGATTTAACCTGTGCTGAGTACATCTTCAACAAAGTGCTGATTGTTAACCCCACTGCTAAAAAACCTAACTGGCCTGATTGGGCAAACCAAGTGCGCTTGATGCGTGTGCAAGACAACCGCACTCACCACGAAATCTGCAAGCTGTTTAAGTTTGCCAATACCGACTCGTTTTGGGCGAGCAATGTGTTATGCCCAAAAACCCTGCGTAAACAATGGGACAAACTAAACGCCAAACTGCTAGCGAGATCATCAAATGAAACCACTGCAAACGATTCTGCCGCAAACAATCAACGCTATGAGAACCCAACAGCACGAGTCTTCCGCGAACTACGGGAAATGGCAGAGCAACTCGAGCAGTCAACAGATCACCACCGTGGTGGCCACACAATTGATGCCGACTATGAACATGTACAGCCGTGATTTTAGCAATCGGTTTGGTGCTGAGCTTGGCAGTGTAGTGGCGGAGTTTGTTAGCAAAATTGGCGAGGCAGGTTTGAGTGTTAGTGAGGTGATGATCGGTATTGAGGCATTTAAACAACGCGCAGCGACCGCGCCTTGGAGCGTTAACCCCGCTGAGTTTGTAGCGATGTGTACGCCTACACCTGAACAACTTGGTTTACCTAACGCTGAACAGGCTTACCGCGAGTGTTGCGCCCATGGTCGCTGGCCGAGTGAGCACAAGTGGAGCCATGGCGCTGTGTTTGCCGCAGGCCGTGAAACAGGTTGGTATGAGCTGCAAAACCGTACTGAGCAGCAAACATGGCCCTTGTTTAAACGTAATTACGAGGTGATGTGCCGCCGTGCAGTGAAGGGCGAAAGTTTTGATGCCTGTATCCCTAAGGCGCTTGCCGCCCCAGTAAACAAACCTGTTGAAAGCCAAAAGGCTTGCTCGATTATCGCTGATTTGCGCCAAAAGTTTGGGCTAAGGACTGCCAATGGCTCTGGCAATTAAACACTTACCAGATGATGCACCGGATTTTTATAGCGCGATTGTGGCGCCTACGTCTGTTGATACTGCTGCTAGTCAAGTCGTGCAAGAGGCGGTTAACGATGCGGAGTTATTTGTACCAAAAGCGGTGACTGCCGCTGAGTTACGCGCTCAAGGTTTTTTGCGTGAACGCGAACAGCCGCAAATGTGGCATTGCCGCGGTGGAGAGTCGGACATTGAGAAGATTGAAAAGCATATGTCGGTTATCCCCGCGGAGTTTAAACATTCCGTATCAATCGAGTATGAGCGCTTATTTGCCATTGGTGGGCGCCTTGGACGTAAACAAGCCAATCAGTTTTTAGTAAGGCAGTCAAAGCGGTTTAGAGGGGTAGCGGTGTGATTCGTATTGGTATTGATCCTGATCTCACTAAAAGCGGCGTAGCCACTGTGGTGGACGGCAAGATCCAGCTGCTTAAAAGCATGAGTTTTAGTGAATTGATTGAGTTTGTGGTTTGCAGTGCTGCGAGTTCGCCTTGCACTGTGTTGCTCGAAGATGTGGATAACAAAAAGCCAGTATTTGCCAGCAAGTTAAAGCGGACCGCCAAAGGCCAAAACCCATTGCTTGCCTACGTTGGTCATGCCCCAAGCCAAGGCGGTAGTGAATTTAAGATCAATATGAGCAAGGCCGAGGACTTGGGCAAAGTTAAAGCCACAGCCAGATTGATTAAAGAAGTACTCGAGGACAAAGGGATTACCGTGACCTTAGTTAAACCGCTGCGTGGCCCTGTTAAACAGGCTAAGGATAGCAGTGTGTATTTTAACAAGATCACTGGCTGGACTGGCCGAAGCAATGCGGATACTCGTGATGCCGCACTGATTGCCTTGTTTGGTAAGGGGGAATGATGACAACTCAAAAATTATCGTTTGATGAGCGCATTGAGAAAGCGGTCGCATTTTACGTTACTCAAAAGTTATCAATTATTGATTCTGCCACCCGTGCTGACGTTAGTCATGGCGCGCTTAACCGCGCACTTAAAAAGCGTGGAGTATTCCGTGATAGAGCAGTTTTGGGTGCTCAAAATCTTGAAAAAGCCATTGCGTTATACACCAGCGGTTATTCCATTGTAAAAGCAAGCAAAGAGGCTGGTGTAAGTAACTCGACGCTCAGTAATGCGTTATATGTGAGAAAGCTGTTTAGGGAAGATGTAGTGCGTAAGCCAGACAGTACTGTGTCGCGCATTGATCCGCTGGAATCTGCTGAAAGCAGAGTATCGAGTATGACGCTGAGCATTATTCACAAAAGAGCGGCACAACATCAAAGGGCTGGCAGATGATATCGATAGAACGCTTATTTGAGTTGTTGTCACCACGCGGTGTTGCCATTGGCGCAGCAGTCGGTGGCAAAGGGGTTTTTAGTAAGGAGGATGCCATGGGTGTTGTTGCGCAGGTACAGGGTAAGTACCCCGTTGGGGTGAAGGTGCTAGAGGCAAGCATTTGCGGCGATGTGGATGCCGAGGATGTGCTCGTTAAGGCGCTATGTAAGCAATATGAAGTGGATTTTAGACCCGTTGCGGCCTCGGCACTGGCAAAGCTAGCAGTGAATGAAGTGTGCGGTACCCGCACTTGCCCTAAGTGCAAAGGAACAAAACTTAACTATCACCGCAATGATGATTGTAAGCACTGCGGCGGTACAGGAAAGATGTTGAATACGGTTGAACAGTTGACTAAATCGTTTTGTGATTTGAGTGGCGCCAAGATCACACCAGAGCAATTTAGCCAGCATTTTTACGACAAGTATATGAGTGGTGTAGATGCTCTGCATCAGCACGAACATGATGCCGCTCGCTTTGCTAAAAAAGTACTGCGCCTCGTTGGCGAAGAAATGGGGCTGGCAGGTTGATGATTGAAACTGTAAGCGATTTAGTTAAACGGCTTAAAACTGAGGCAGAACAACTCGAGTCTATCGGCTCGGTTGATCTGGCCTGCGGTGTTGAGGCGGCGGTGAGGGTCATCTGCAATGAACTCGATGGACACCTGCCCATTGGCAATGCTGATTTACAGCGGATTGAGCCGTTAGAGCGGATAAATAAACGCTTAATGGCAGTGCTGGCAAAGCAGTCATCGATTAATGAGCGGTTTGATTTGCACTGTAAACAGCAGGTGTTATCAACGCCTGAGTATCAAGCGCTGGTGAGTGCTAAAAACAGGATCCATCAGCAAATTAACGCATTGCCTAAGTGTGATGAATGCAATGGCAAAGGCAAGGTCAAGCCGATGTATGTGTTTTATCAGTGCCATCAATGTGGTGGAACTGGCGTTGATTTAGCCGCGAATAGCGAGATGATTAAGCTGCAGCAAGCATTGATATTGGCTGAGTTTGAGTTGATTGAAAAACTGATTGCTGCGCTTTTTAATGTTGGGTTATCAGCTGCTGATAAAGAGGCTATATCGGTTGAGTATTTTTACGCGGATTGCCGCACTAACCTGAGGTGCGACTGATGGCTATTGCCTGTATTGCCTTAAGTGATGCCGCCATTAAACGGGCTGTTGCCGATCACTCGATTACCGAAATTAGGGACCCACGTTATCCGCTACGGTTGCGCCTGGGGAGTTCGCGCAGTCGTGGCAGTTGGTATTTAGTCACCAATAAAGAGGGTAAGGCAAATTGGTCAAAGGTGGCGAACTGGCCGTTGGTGAGTGCTAAGGCCATGCTGGATGATTTACCGTCGCTCAGCATGCAGCATAGGCAAGATCAGAGTGTGAAGGTGAATACCTGGCTAAGTTGCGGTGGCTTATTGAATTGGTATTTAAGCCGGTCACAAACAGATACCAGTTTATCGTTGAAGCGCAAACGCAACATCAAGTGCGCCATCGCTAAGCACTTATTGCCGGTGCTTGGTGAGGTGATGCTGAGCGAGCTCAATCATCATAAAGTCGATGAACTATTAATTTGGCCACTGCAAGCGCGTTATTCTATTGGCAGTGTTCGCCAGTATTACGCCGTGCTGCGCAAGGCATTTAAGCAAGCGACGGTGCTAAAGCTGATTAGTGATGATCCGTTGGCATCGTTAAGCTTTACGGATTTTATCGCTACACCCATTGCGACCAAACCACCGCAATTACAAGCAACTGATTTACCTAAACTACTGAGTGACCTTGATACTGCCAGTGATAGCGCGGCGTTGCTGGTATTTATTATGTTGGCCTACGGTACCCGCATTGGCGAAACCCGCTTGCTTAGGTGGAGCTATTACGATGAACCCAATGCCAAGTTGGTGATCCCCGCCAATATCACCAAAACCCACGCTCAACTGACTATCCCAATCTCTGGCCTGATGGCCGATGTATTGCGCTGGCATAAGTCAATGCAAGCTGCTGCAGGTTATCGAGGTGGGTACCTATTTCCGCACCCATGCCGTAACACTGGGTTAGATGAACGTGGCGCTAATAGTTTGGTTAAACAAGTGAGTAGTGGTGAATGGACCGCCCACGATTTACGCAAGTTGGCTCGCTCATGTTGGGCTGATTTGGGTATCGATTACATGGTGGCCGAGCAGATGTTAAACCACTCCATGACCAAGCTAGACCAAGCCTATATTCACACCTATTTAGCTGACCAAAAGCGTGAGGCTATCGAGCTTTGGCATAAGCATTTGCTATCGATACATCACCTATTTGCAGAGCGCATTTATTCATGAATAGTCAAGACAGTTTCAAGATAGAAAATAATAGTAAAACAGCTTAAAGCCTTGTGGGATATGGCTTGCAGGGCAATTTATGCATCTTCAAAAGAGGAAGATATTTAATGAGTAAAGCGAAGGTTTTAACGAATAATAAATCAACAAGAACTGAGTTAGCAAAGCAGTTTTTGCAGCGAGTTGAGGCGCTAGGTATTAAGGCCTCAATCAAAGGTCACTTTATAGTTTTTCAACCAGTATTACCCGTTGAAATGCTGTTTGAAGTACCACTAATATCGAATGAGATTTTTAAGCTGGTATCAACTTCGGAGATTAGTACTAATGGCTAAAGTCGCATCTTTTAAACCTTTCTATCACGGTGAAAACCACTTTGTTGTTCTGGATAGAATCAAGCATTTTAGTATGCATAGCAGTAATGGCTTTAATGGTACCAAGATTCACTTTGATGACGGTACCGAGCTGTTAGTTGGCGAATGGCCTAAGGCAGTGCGCGATGCAATCGAGCAGGCGGGGAAAGAGTAATGGCCTGCTCAATAATAAGAAGTAATGGTAAAACAGTAGGGTTTATCTGTGGAGACTTTTCAGAAGATGAAGTCAACATGGACGACTGCAGCGAATGTGGAGATAACTTCCCTGCAGCAGAATTTCTATGTGATTACCCAGTAGGAAACGATAAAACTTGTGATCGCAAACTCTGCCGAAAATGCGCGAAAACCGTTGGCAAAGATATGCACTATTGCCCACAGCATCATAGTGAATGGAACGAGTATCAAAATAGTGGGCTTGGGCGAATTGAAGTGCTTAAAGCAATCGAGTCAGGCAAAAAGTTAACCGTGATCAAGTGAGGTATCTATGCAATGGCTAGGTGCAGACATTATAAAAAAAGCAGTCAGTCAATACCCTTCTAATTTTATCCCTGCTGCGGCAAAGGAGTTTGTTTACGATGAGTGCGAAGGTAATGATGTCACAGGTACAGTAAAGGGGTTTTATCTTGACGGTGTTTTCCACATTCAAGAGGTAGTGACACATGTGTAAATGCGTGAAGTGCGGATCCAGTTCGATAGAATTTCAGTTTGTAGAAGATGGCACCAATTTAGGTACATGCAAAGAACAAGGAAAGATGAGTGAGTTTATTCGCTATGTATCAAGGGCATTTGACTACCAAATCGTTTGTAAAAAAGAGCATCTATTAAAAACATGCCGGTGCTGTAAATATGCTTGGCGTGAACATACGTTAGATAACGCCACTGCTAATCAATCCCAGCCTGGTGATGATTGATGATAACCACCTACATCGCTGGTCCAATAAGCGGCAATGTCGAAGCCAATAAGCAGGCGTTCTTTAAAGCGGCCGAGCAGCTAGCGGAAACTGGCAGAGTAGTGCTTCACTCTGCTGGCCTGCCGTTCGGCCTAACCGAACCGCAGTATATGGATATCTGTTACGCCATGATCCGTGCTTGCAATGAGATTGTGATGTTGCCCGGTTGGCGCAGGTCTGCAGGCGCCACCGCCGAGTATTACTACGCCAAGAAGATAGGGATTAAGATCGTGTTTGTTCCAACGGGAATAGACATTGAACGCGGTATGAGTTTAGTATCGTGAGCAATTAAATCAGTTAAGTGATAAGTAATAAAGTTATTTAATTTTTATGGAGATAATAATGGACTCATTTGGAATGGATGATAATGTTAGATTGATAAAGAAGAATGGCGCAGTCATTGAAAATATTAAAGCGTCAGTGCAAGAAGATATCATATATATTGATAACCCAAATTTTGCTATTGAGGTTAATGATATTATTGAAAGAGTGTTACCTATTGGTGCCACTGAACAATACAAAGTAGTAAATCCTATTTATCATGCAAAAAGCGGCAGTTTTAATGCATCATACGAAGTAAAATGTCAAAAGCTCGGTATTCAAAATGATAAATTAGATATTTCGAATATAACATACAATTTCCATGGACATAACTCTAGAGTAAATAACAACTCTTTAGACTTATCAACTAACATGGTTTCAATTAATGACGAGATAGCAAAACAGATAGAAATACTAAGGGATGAAATTAAAAAAAATATAATTGACATCAATGAAAAATCTGATGCTTTAGAAATTGTAACCGCTTTAGAAAATCATTTTAAACAAGAAAAGCCAAGCAGAGCAGTAGTAAACTCATTAGTGAGATCTTTGCCTACCCTCGCAAGCATTTCATCTATAGGTTCATTTTTGATTTCATGTATCCCACAATAAAGCTGAGAATTATCTATTGACCCAGCCTTATAGATTTAATATCCTGCTATAACAATGCGGGTTATAGCATCTAAAGCCACCAGATAGGTGGCTTTTTGCTATCTAGACCTTTCAGTTTATTCAAGCCTCGGCCATCGCCGGGGTTTTTTGTTTTGGGGTTTATCATGACTAAACATATTCGAGTTGAAAATGCAGATACCAGTGACCACAAGGTTATGGTTCAGCTTTGGGATAAGGGAACTGACTCTGTGCCAGATAAGTTAGTTGATGAGTTTGAGCTACATAATGTTCAACTGCGAGAGCTAACAATTTGGGATACGCGTTATATCGTAATTAAAGAGGTTAGTCGGGGTTAATCATGCGCAATAAGGTATTAGTCACAGGACTGAGCTTATCAGCTGCTGCACTGATCACCTTGGTTTCATCTGAGGGATTCTCGCCAGTTTCCGAGATTCCGGTTAAAGGTGATCGCCCTACATTGGGGTTTGGGTCCACTTATCACGCAGATGGACGGCCAGTAAAGCTAGGCGAAACAACTACCCCGATTAACGCACTTAAAACCGCTAAAGCTCATATCGATAAGGATGAGCAACGCTTTCGAGCAAGCCTGCCGAACGTTGAGCTTAACCAAGCATCTTACGATTTGTACATCGATTGGACGTACCAATACGGCATTGGCCGTTGGTTAGCCTCTCCGATGCGTGGTCATCTTATCCAAGGTGAATACCAACAATCATGTGATGCATTGCTGCTGCCGCAGTATCGCACTGTCGCTGGCTATGACTGTTCAACGCCTGGCAACAAGCGTTGCTATGGCGTATGGGTTCGAGTGCAAGAGCGGCATAAACGCTGCCTCGATGCACTGCAGTAGATTGACTCTAAATAATATCCAACACAAAGCGATTAGAAGCGATTACAGAAGGGCTTAAATTCATTATGCCAGCGGTCAAATAATTCGGTAAAAGCGCTGAAATCAACGCCTACGAATCGGTTGAGGCGTTGTCAGCGGGGGTGGGGCGGGTCGAAACCTTGGGGCTTTTGCCTAACTGACCGTTCGCTGCCATCTTTATGCAAAACCGCGAAATGAAACCTTTTTTTCTGGCGCAGGAAGGTCTTGAAAATGTTCAGTACATTAAATAATAAAATCATTGCGTTAGTTTTCGGTTTGCTGGTTGTTTCTGTTTTGGCTTTTGGTGTGTTTTTTAAGATAAATCAGGGGCAAATAGCACTGCTAAAGAGTGATTTAGCTAGATCTGAACAGTCAAAGAAAATCTTGCAAAATGATTTAACCTCTGTTTCAAATTCGCTAGAAGTTGCTGAAAAAGATAAAGAAAATTTATTAAATAGCCTTAGCCTTTTAGCAAAAGCATTAAGTGATCGAGAGCGTGATCGAAATGCAATTAAACAAGGATTTGCAGCAAGTAATAAAGAATTGAAGCAGATTTTTAACGGGGCCAGTGATGAAAAAACGAAGTCTTGGGGCGCTGCTGATATCCCTGCAGATCTTAATAGGGTGCTCGAGCGTTCAGCCAGATGTGCGAACAGTTACCGTCACCAAGATTCATTATGTTTTCCCGCCAAAGGAACTGATCAGCAAGTGCCTAGTGCCGCCATATTTCAGCAAGAAAAACCAAGAGCTTTCTGAATACACCAATTCGTTAATCGAAGTAATTTCATTGTGTGACCGAGATTTTCTAGCACTAGAAAACTGGATTAACGAGCAAAAATCGAAACTGTCTACCGAGTGATCGGAGGCTAACAATGAATATCAAACCATTGGCGCCAATTATGGATAAAGCTACGACAACCGGAAGCTATATTGCTTCGATCTCAACAGCAATAGGCGGCTTTTTGTCACTCAACAATATTGCGTTATTGCTTGGTATTGCATCAACAATCGCTTTATTCGTAGTTCAGTTTCGCCTCTCGCGAGAAAAGAAAAAGCAAAACAGAGAATTTCACGAAGCGAGAATGGCCGCGATTAAACAAGGCAAATTAAACGTAATCAATATGGACGACCTCCATGAATAAAGTCGTGGTTATCTTCAATGGCGCCATCGTTTCCGTGCCCGCTGTCGAATCTGATATTGGTAATGGCGGCAATGGTGCAAAAGCATTAGTGCCACTGGTCCCTGCTGATTGGGTTGATGTATCCACCTTAAATGCCGCATACCCAACATTTCAAGGTAAAACCAAGCCGCCAGTTATTAAGCAAAGCAAGCAAGATGATTTAATTGAGCATCTTCAGGCGCTAACCTTAGCTATGACAGCCCAAACCGCAGCCATTACAGCGCAAACAACGGCGATAAGCCATCTGGTAAACAGTAATCTGGAAATCGTTGATCAGATGATGGCTGTAGATGACGAAGAACAAAAAACATCAGCCTATTTAGATGGCTCAGATGAATTATGAGCCAACCCAGCTGGCGCGATGATAAACGCAAAACAGCCGAACGTGGTTACGGTGGACGCTGGCAAAAAGCCCGTGAAACCTTCTTAAAGCGCAATCCGCTCTGCTGCTTCTGCCAGCAAAAAGGCATTATCACCGCCGCAACGGTAGTGGACCACAAGATCCCACACAAAGGCGACACAACCCTATTTTGGGATACCAACAACTGGCAACCGCTGTGCAAGACTTGCCACGATAGCACCAAAAAAATAATGGAGAGCAGAGGGGTAAAGCTTGGCGCAGACGAAAGCGGCAAGCCGACAGACCCAAATCACCATTGGAACAAATAGTGAGGTAAACGTGGCAGTAGGACGAAAAACCACGCCAACCGCGCTCAAGCTCGTTACAGGCAATCCCGGCAAAAGACCGCTCAATAAAAAAGAGCCAAAGCTAGAAGCGGGGATACCGCGAATGCCGGCTTATCTCAGCCCAAGAGCAAAAGCAGCATGGAAAAAGCTAACAAAACTGCTTAAAGACATGGGCGTGCTCACACTTGCCGATGGCATGGCCCTTGAACGGTTATGCGACGTTTACTCAGAAATTCTCGACCTGAGGGACGAAATAAAGCAAAACGGCCGAACTTACCAAAGTATCAAAATCATCGGTGAAAACATCGACGAAGATACCCGAGAAGTCACCCAAGTCGAGCAAATGCTAATGAAAGCCAACCCAGCAGTGCAAATGCTGGCCGATGCCGACAGGCGATTTAAAGCCTATCTCGTAGAATTTGGGCTAACCCCATCAGCCCGTAGCAAAGTACAGGTAACTGATGGCGCCCCGAAAAAAGACGAAGTCGACGAATTCTTCGGATGATATAGAAGATCGCGTCACTCGATGGGCAAAAGAGGTCGTCTCAGGGGATTTCCTTGCTGGTCCAGATATTCGCAACGCCTGTAAGCGGCACTTAAAAGACTTAGAGTCTTGTCACGCAACAGGTCTAATTTGGGATTTAGCCGCCGCCAACCGCGCCATTAGCTTTTTCCCAAAAGTATTGCGTTTAAGTGGTGGTGATTACGAAGGCAAGCCATTTAATCTGCTCGACTGGCAAGCGTTTATCGTCGGCTCGCTGTTTGGCTGGAAGGATGCCGACGGTACCCGCCGTTTTCGCATGTGCTATGTAGAAAGTGGCAAAGGCTCTGGTAAATCCCCGTTAGCTGCAGGTATCGGGCTTTACGGTTTAGTCGCCGATGGTGAGGCCAGCGCCGAAATTTATGCTGCGGCCACCAAAAAAGATCAGGCGATGATCTTATTCCGCGATGCGGTTTCCATGGTAAACCAGTCGCCGCAGCTAAGTTCAAGATTAAAAAAATCGGGTACCGGGCAAAGTGTTTGGAACCTTGCCTATCTGGCTAAAAACTCATTTTTTAGACCCATCAGCTCCGACAACGGTCAGTCAGGCCCACGTCCCCACATGGCGCTGATTGACGAAGTACACGAACACAAAAACAACAACGTCGTTGAGATGATGCGTGCGGGTACCAAAGGCCGCAAGCAAGCGCTGATCTTCATGATCACCAACTCAGGCCACGACCGCACTAGCGTTTGTTACTCATACCACGAATACGGCAAGGCCATTTGTGCGGGTACCAAAGAAGATGACTCCTTCTTCGCCTTTATCTGTTCTCTCGATGAAGGTGACGACCCAATTAATGACGAAAGTTGCTGGCAAAAAGCTAACCCTTCACTCGGGCACACCTTCACGCATAAATACCTGCGTGAGCAAGTCACTCAAGCCAAGGGCATGCCAGCCAAAGAGAGCATTGTCAGGCGCTTAAACTTCTGCCAGTGGGTTGATTCTGCCTCGCCTTGGTTATCTGCCGACACATGGATGGATTGCGAAGATGATTTTGATATCAGCGAGCTCTACGGCGAAGAATGTTACGGCGGGCTCGACTTATCCGGTACCCGCGACTTAACTTCCTTAGCGCTGTACTTCCCGCGAGTCAAAACGCTGTTAGTCGAGTTTTGGACACCAAAAGACACGCTACTGGATCGCGAGCGCACCGATAACGTGCCGTACTCGGCATGGCTCAGGCAAGGTTTTATTCACGCGCCATCAGGTCACGCAGTTGACTACAGCTTTGTGGCTGAGCGAATCGCCGAGCTATCCGCGCTGTTTGAGATAAAAAGCATCGGCTTCGACCAATACCGGATCCACTATCTCGAGCCAGAACTCGCCGAGGCAAACGTATTTATCCCGCTGGTTAAACACGGGCAAGGTTACTACAAAGCATCAGAGTCAAACCTCTGGATGCCGCGCTCAATTGAGCTGTTTGAAAAGTTGATCACAAGCAATCAGATCAGAATCAAAACCAACCCATGCCTAAGGTGGAACGCCGCAAGCGCAGTGCTTGAGGCCGACGCCAAAGACAACCGTATTTTTACCAAGAAAAAATCCACAGGCCGCATCGATGGCGTAGTCGCCGCCGCTATGGCCGTGGGAACGGCTTTAGAGTCTGATGGCGTCGATGATACCGAAGATTGGCTAGCAGCAATTAAGGACCCAATTTACTAATGAATACACCACTGGCTCTATTCATCTTCCTTGCACTAACAGGTTCGTTAATGGCTGTAGCTGGCGTTTATATCCTATTTGGACTCGGTTGGGCGCTGCTATCTGGTTCGATCTTGTCGTTTGCAGGCGCTTCATTTTTACGTAAAGGAATGACAGCGTGAAACAATCAAATTCACTTGCTTTGGTTATTGCTAAAGCAGCAAGTCAGCCATTCGCGTCACTCGACAGCTTTATGGGGAAAACCTTAAGGCTAACAGACGGTGATTTTTGGTCGCAACTAATGGCAACCTCAAAAAGTGGCAAAACGGTTAATGTGAATACCGCTATGCAGCTTGCAGCAGTATGGGCTTGTGTACGTCGTATTTCAGAAACTGTTGCCATGCTGCCGCTTGGTTTGTACGAGCGCCAAAGTGATGGTGGACGCATCCAAGTTCAAAACAGCCTTTCTACTGTATTGAGCATTAAGCCCAATGCAGATATGACTGCCATGCAGTTTTGGGAAGCAGTGCTCGCATCATTGCTACTTAAGGGCAATGCGTTTATTGAGATCCACCGCTCTGGCGGTGAGATTATCGCGCTCGATTTTCTTATGCCGCATCGCATGGATATCGACTTGGATGATAGCGGTAGCTTGATCTACTGGTACAAGCCAAGAAACGGATCCCGCCGTCAAATCAAAAAGCAAAACATGATGCACATTCCGGCATTCTCGCTGGATGGCTTAATCGGTTTATCAACAATCTCTTATGGTGCCAATGTGTTTGGTGGTGCCATGTCAGCCGAGGATGTTAGCGCAAGTACCTTTAAAAACGGTATGACAAAAACAGTCGCTTTTAAAGTAGATCGCGTAATGACTAAACCTCAGCGTGAAGAGTTTCGCGAATATGTAAAAACGATTACAGGCGCAATGAACGCAGGTAAATCACCTGTGCTTGAGCAAGGCATTACCCCTGAGTTAATCGGCATTAACCCAATTGATGCGCAGTTACTCGAGTCACGAAACTACAGCGTAGAAGAGATTTGCCGCTGGTTTTTAGTGGACCCGTCACTCATCGGCTTTGGCGGTAAAGACAGCAATTGGGGCACAGGGCTAGAGCAAAAGATGATTGGCTTTGTCACCTTAACTTTATCGTCTTGGATCCGTCGAATTGAGCAATCAATCAGCATTAATTTGCTCACACCTGCCCAGCGCCAAACTCAGTATGCACAATACAATCTTGAGGCGTTGTTGCGAGGTGATAGCGCATCACGCGCCGAGTTCTACAGCAAAATGACTCAAAACGGCATTTACACCCGTGATGATTGCCGGGTTAAAGAAAATTTACCGCGCCGTGGTGGTAATGCCGATGTGTTAACCGTTCAAACTAACCTTGCACCAATCGATCAACTCGGTACGCAATCAGAATCTGCAAAAGTTCAAGCCGTATTAACAAACTGGCTCAATCAAGATAACTAGGGGTAAACCATGCCATTTCCAAAAAGCTTCTCGCAGAGCGGAGTGCGCTGCGATATTTCTCCGCGCGCGCAAGAGCTGTGGAACCCAGCGATTAAAGCCGCGGTAGAAAACACCGAATCAACCATTACTGTTTACGGCATCATTGGCGAAGATTGGTACGGCGAAGGCGTTACGCTAAAGCGTATCGATGCAGCTTTACGCAGTATCGGTAATGAAAAAGACGTCACTGTTTATATCAATTCACCAGGCGGCGATATGTTCGAAGGTATAGCGATCTATAACCGTCTGCGCGAACACAAAGGAAAAGTCACTACTAAAGTACTTGGCCTTGCAGCCTCTGCGGCCTCAGTTATTTATATGGCAGGCGAGGATGATGCGCGATTTGTTGCTAGCTCTGCCTTTCTGATGATCCACAACTGCTGGGTATTTGCCATCGGTAACCGCCATGCCCTACGTAACATCGCCGACGACATGGAAGAGTTTGATGCGGCCATGGTGGACCTATACGTAGAAGGTTGCGGCCAAAGTGAAAAAGTCATTGCCACCATGATGGATGAAGAAACCTTTATCCGTGGAAAAAAAGCCGTAGAGCTTGGCTTTGCTGCAGACACACTCTCAGCCGATGAAATTGGTGAAGCCACTGAAAATACCAACGCTAACTCACTGCGTAAAGTGGATGCCGCCATGGCAAAAGCAGGTGTGCCACGCAGCGAACGCCGTCAATTACTTCAAGATTTAAAGTCCAGCACGTCGAGCGCTGCTGGCGGCATCACGCTAAATGCTGATGTGTCCGATACGCAAAACGCTGTCGCCCCCGATCTAACTGCGTTAATCAACGCATCAAACACCATTTTATCTAAATAACTGGAGGCGATTATGCCAAACCCAAATTTTGAAAAACAAGTAGAAGAATTAGGTGCCAATCTAACCAAGATTGGTGATCAAATTAAATCGGCGGCAGAAGAAACTAATAAGCAGATCAAGGCTTCTGGTGAAATGCATGCCGAAACCCGCGATAAGGTCGATAAGCTGCTGTTAGAACAGGGTGCCTTGCAAGCTCGCTTGCAAGAAGCTGAGCAAAAGCTGCTTAAGGGACCGCAAAGTCAGCAAGAAGAACGTGAACTGTCGATCGGTGAGCGTGTTGCGACCGATAAAGAAATGGAAGGGGTAAACAGCTCATTTCGTGGCACCCGTCGTGTACAAATGCCACGTTCAGCGATTACTTCCGCCACAGGTTCAGGCGGTGCATTAGTTCGCCCTGATCGCATGGCGGGAATTATTGGTGGTCCAGAGCGCCGATTAACTATTCGTGATTTGATTGCCCCAGGTGAAACTGAAAGCAACAGCGTTGAATATGTAAAGGAAACTGGCTTTACTAATAACGCTGCACCAGTTGCGGAAAACACTGGTAAACCCTATTCAGAGATTACCTTTGGACTAGTGCAAGCAGGCGTGCGTACCATTGCCCATCTGTTTAAAGCTAGTCGCCAGATTTTAGATGACGCAAAACAATTGCAAAGCTTCATCAATGCACGCGCTGAATATGGATTAATGATTAAAGAAGAATTACAGCTTCTTTATGGCAATAATACTGGCGCTAACCTGCACGGTATTATCCCGCAAGCTAGTGCTTACGTTAAGCCAACAGGTGCCGCTGTTGTTGATGAGCAGCATATTGATCGTATTCGATTAGCTTTACTGCAAGCAGCTTTAGCTGAATACGCTGCCGACGGTATCGTACTTAACCCAATCGATTGGGCTGTGATCGAGATGCTTAAAGACAGCAACAAAAATTACTTAATCGGTAAACCACAAGGCCAAACTGCCCCAACATTGTGGAATCGTCCTGTAGTTGAAACCCAATCAATTGTGCAAAACGAGTTCTTAGTCGGTGCATTCAAAATGGGTGCACAGATTTATGACCGTATGGATATTGAAGTCCTAATCTCTACCGAGAACGACAAAGACTTTGAAAACAACATGGTGACTATCCGTGCTGAAGAACGTTTAGCATTAGCAGTTTATCGCCCTGAAGCATTTGTGACTGGCGATTTCACCTTCGCCTAACAGCGCAAAATCACTTAACTGATAACTAAAAGCACAAAGGCCGAATATCTTCGGCCTTTGTCGTTTTTATCAAGACCAATTTATAGGAGCAATACCATGGCTAAAATTCTCGCCATTGCACTTAAATCCTTTTATTTAGGAAATGAAGTAAAAACGCGCGCATCAGAACCATTTAAAGTGGATGAACATCATTTTAATGAGCTAAAGCACAACAAATTAGTTGAGCGCGCACCGGAAGAAAAAACAGAAGAAGTAGATGCTAAGGCCGTTGCAGAAGCTGAAGCCAAGGCAAAAGAAGAAGCAGATGCTAAGGCCGCTGCAGAAGCTGAAGCCAAGGCAAAAGAAGAAGCAGATGCTAAGGCCGCTGCCGCTGCTGCAAAAAAAGCTAAAGCTTAATCAGTTATTCAGGAGTCCTCAGTGAGCACCATTTCCCTAGAGCAAGCCAAGCAATTTCTTGACATTATCCACGATGAGGATGATGCCAAACTGCAATTATTGCTCAATGCCGCCGAGGATGAAGCCTGTCAATTTATGGGAAGGGAATCCCTTACTATTCTGCTTGATGAAACGACTGCAGAGCTGCCAGCAAGTATCACTATGGGCGTAATGATTTTACTGCAAGCAAACTATCAAGCAACACCAGAAGATGCGGCAAAACTGCGCAAAGCAGCAGAAATAAAATTAACGCCATATCGAATAGGTTGGGGCATCTAATGCTAGCTCATCGTTTACGTCATCGGGTGCATATTCAACAACCGATAATAACTCAGGATCCCCAATCAGGTGGTGATCTCATCGAATGGCAAACCCTCATGTTAGGGGTAAAACCTCTCGATAAGCTCGCTGCAGAAGTATTAACAGGGGCTGGTCGCGAGTTTTATGCCGCAGATGCCAAGCAAGCTGAAACCAGCGCAAGAATTAATTTTCGTTGGTTCCCCATTGATTTAAGCCTGTTATACCAATGCCGCATTTTATGGGATGGAAGAACTTACGATATCCAATCGGCAGAAACCGATCTAACAGGGCGTCAAGAGTGGCGATTACGCTGCAAAGATGGCGTTAATCAGGGGCTTTAAGATGGCCGCAAAATTCGATTTCAGTCTCATTGGCTTAAAAGAAGTTAAAGCCAAAATGAACAGGGTTAGCCAAACCGTGCTTGATACGGGGACACGTACCGCGCTGCGTAAAGCCGCTGGCATAGTAAAAAAAGCGGCTCAAGAAAATTCGCTCAATGTGGACGACCCCAAAACAGGTAGGCGCATTCGCGACAACGTCACACTGCAGTTTGCTAGCCGGCTATTTCAAAACGAAGGTGTGATCATGTATCGAGTGGGCATCGCCACCAATCGTGGCCGTATTCCTACACCTAACGCCGACGAAGGTGCGCGCGGCAATACCCCACACTGGCATTTAGTCGAGTTCGGTACCGAACACGCCCAAGCACAGCCATTTATGCGTCCGGCACTGGCCAATAACATCAATCAAGTGATCGGCCGTTTTACAGTTGAATTTGATAAAGAACTCGATAAGGCACTTTCATGAGTATGGCGCCCATTTTTGTCGTGTGCCAAGCAAGCACGGCAGTGACTGATTTACTTGGTACCAATCCCACAAGGCTTTATCCATTTGGCCAAGCACCGCAAAACGTAGCCAAGCCCTATGCGGTTTGGCAGGTGATCGGCGGTAGCCCTGAAAACTATATCTCAGGCCGACCCGATACCGACACCTTTGCGCTGCAAGTTGATGTATATGCCGACTCTGGCAATTCGGCTAATGCTGTGGGTGATGCAATTCGCTTCGCCACTGAATTAGAGGCGCATACCACCAATTACAACGGTGATAGTCGCGACAAAGAAACAGGCAATTATCGTCACAGCTTTGACATCGATTGGATAGTCACACGCTAGCCCACTAAAACCATTTCATAAAACCAAAAGCCTCTGCACCTGCAGGGGCTTTTTTGTATCTGCCGCAAGGCTATTGTTAGGAGCAACAACATGAGTATGAAAACGCAGGGCACCCAGCTCTATGCAATCGATCCGGCAGATGATTCCATTTTAGGTGTCATCGCTGTGACCTCCATTGATGGTATCGACAGCCCAGTCGATCCCATCGAAACCACCCCATTAGAAGCCATGGCCCGTGAGTTTGTAGCAGGCTTAAAATCGCCTGGTGCGGCAACGTTTGGTATCAACATCGACCCACGAATTCCAAGCCACCTGCGCCTGCACCAAATCAAAACCGCTGGCACCACCATTAAATGGGCTATTGGTTTTAGTGATGCAGTGGGCACTGCGCCAACCGTCACAACTAAAGACTTCACCTTACCCACAACCCGTACTTGGATCACCTTCGAAGGTTTCATGACGGCCTATCCATTTACGTTTGCACAAAACGATGTGGTTAAGTCCACTATCGGAATTCAGGTATCAGGCGATCCGATTCTAGTGCCTGCCGCCGTAACGCCTTAATCATAGGCACGCCTGATTAACCTAAATGAAGCCCACTTAATTAGTGGGCTTTTGCTTAACCGTCTTAACTTAATCCTCAAGGAACAATCATGGAATTAAGTGTTGCTAGCCTTATTCAGTCGGGTTCCTATTCTCCCGCAAAGCCTGAACTCCACGAAATTTCGTGGATCAACCTAAATGGTGAAACCTGCAAAGCATCGGTATTCATCCGTAAAAAGTCATTTGCCACTGCAAATATTGAAGCAAACAATTACCACAACGGAATTGATTCGCTTACGTCTCGCATTGTTTCAAGTATCGTCGATGAACACGGTAAGCCCTTATTTGAGATTGACGACATTCTAGGCAATGACGCCCATGGTCCAATCTGCGACTCACTCGGTATGGCGTTAATCGGCGCTATTAACGAAGTCAATGGCATCGGACTAAAACCTGACCCAAAAGCCTTACCGCCGACGACGAATTCTGGCACGAACTCGTCCTCGCAGGCGTTGGCGGACGAACCATTGAAGAAGCCCAGCAAAACCTCACGCACCGAGAAGTCATCAACTGGATCGCCTACCGAGCAAAGTTCGGCCCTTTAAGCCTTCAAGCACGGCAAGAACGCATTGCCGCAGCGCAAATGCACCACCTCAATATCATTCACGGCGGCAAAGCCGATCTTGAATACTTCATGTTGTTCAGCCAGTTGGATGAAGCGCCGCAGCAAGAAGCCACCGTTGATGACGTGCTTATGATGCTAAAAGCCAGTGCCATCAAAAAGTAATTCAAATTAGTAGCAATAAGGCCAAGGACGGCCAGCCTAATGCAGTAAAACCAAAGTCCTTAAACCAAGCAGGAATCCCCATGGCAAATAAGTCACTCGGCACACTAACGCTAAACATGTTTGCCGAAACGGGCAGCTTTGTTGAAGGCATGAGTAAAGCTGAGCGTGCATCATTAAAGGCTGAAAATGCGACAGCCAGAATGGTGAAACAGATTGATCCGCTGATATCACAGCTATCTAGCCTAGAAGTTCAGCAGCGCCGTCTTGCAGAGTTAAATGACAAGGGAATATTTAATGGTCGTGAGTTCGAAATCTTATCGGAACGCTTAGAACAAACTAAAAATGCCACGTATGAAGCAAACTCGGCTTTCGCTGACCAATACAAGCAAATCAACCGAGTCGTAAGCCAGCTAGACCCTGCAATCGCTAAATATGCCGAATTAGACAACATGCAAGCGCGGTTATCTGAAGGCGTAAAAGTGGGTGTTATCAGTGGCGAAGATTTCACAAAATATAATTCTCAGCTAGCGACAATGCGTGAAGAGTATGACCGAGTTTATACCGCCTCTGGTCGGCTGCAATCTGCTCAGCAAAAAGAACAAGTTGAACTGCAAGGACTGTTACGTCAGCTAGACCCAGTAACAGCAAAACTGGCAGAGTTAGAATCGCAAAATACTAAACTATCAGCGGCCTTCGCTGCAGGTCATATAGATAAGGGACAATACGATAGCGCAATAGTAAAGCTTAACCAAATGCGCTCGGCCATTGATGGCACAACAGAAGCGCAAATGAAGGCTGAGGCGGCAACCAAGCAACAGCAGTCCGAACTGCAACGGCTGCAGCAAAGACTTGATCCTGTCATCTTTGAAATTCGCGAGCTTGATAAAGCGCAAGAGTTATTAAGGTCGAGCTCAGCCAAAGGCTTAATAAATTCATCTGAATATGGTCTTTACTCTAAACGTTTAGCACAAATGCGCAGTGAAGTTGGCAAGACCAGCGTTGAGTTTGATAAAAATGGTTTATCAGCCAAGCAATTGGCTTTTGCATTGCGTGGTGTGCCAGCCCAGTTCACCGATATCGCCGTATCGCTCCAAGGTGGTCAAAACCCATTAACTGTTTTATTGCAACAAGGCGGACAGTTAAAGGATATGTTTGGCGGTGTTGGCCCAGCGGCTAAAGCCATGGGCGGCTACATACTGGGATTAATTAACCCGTTCACCATTGCAGCCTCTGCGGCTGGCGTAATGTCGCTGGCGTATTACCAAGGCAGTGTTGAGGCAGATAGGCTGCGTAATGCATTAATACTGACGGGCAATTCTGCAGGCACTACTTCAGATGAATTAATGGATGCCGCCAAGCGCATCGATGCCATTAGCGGCACTCAGCGCCAAGCCGCTGCTGCATTAGCTGAGGTTGCGAATACAGGCAAATTCTTTGGCGACCAAATCGAGCTCGTTGGCCTTGCGGCCATAAAAATGGAAAAAGTCACTGGCAAAGCAATGAGTGAAACCATTGCGGAATTTGTCAAACTCGCCGATGACCCGGTTAAAGCCGCCGAAGAACTCAACAAAAAATATAACTTCCTCACTGCATCTGTTTATGAGCAAGCCGCCGCACTTAAAGAGGCTGGCAAATCAAACGAAGCAGCAGATTTAGTATTCAAAGCATATAGCGATGCTATTGATGACCGCACAAGCGATATCACTGAAAATCTTGGTTATATTGAGCAAGCATGGAAGGCGGTAAAAGATATATCCGCAGAAGCATGGGACGCCACTGTCGGCATTGGTCGTCCTGACACACTGAATGATAAGTTGGCTGAAAATGCCAAAAAAATATTTGAGCTTGCAGCTCAAGGAAAAGGGAGTAATGGTGTTGCTGTTTATCGCGAAAGAGCGATGAAAGCTTTGATGGAAGAAAATAAACAAATCCGAGATCAAATTGATCTTGAATCTAAAAGAGCAAAGCAAGAGGCTGAACGCGCCAAGATAAGTAAAGACTCAATTGCCGCCCAGCGAGAAAACGCCAAATTAACGGAAGAAACCCTTACCAATGAGCAAAAGCGCACCAAGGCGATAAAGGAATACAAAGACAATATTGAAAAAATACGCAAGGACAATCCCAATAGCGCCTTGCTGGATCCAGATACTATTAAACGTGATCTGGCATCGATAGAGAAAAAGTTCAAAGACACTGCTAAAAAGACCAAAGCCTTTGCTGACGATGCCGCCACTACGTATCTCATGCGTTTGCGCGAAACCCAAGCAGGCTTGCAAGGTCAGCTAGAGTCAAATATCAAGCTTACTCAGTCGCAAAAAGAGTTAATCCAGTTTGAGCAGCAAATCGCTGACATCAAAAATAAAGATGTACTCACGGCCCAACAAAAAAGCCTGTTAGCTGAGCAATCTGTTATCCGTGCCCAGCTTGAAAAAAACGTCGCTCTCGATGAAGAACTTAAAAAGCGCAATGAATCTTTGCGGCTGCAAAGCTACAGTGCCAACCTTGCCGCCAACTTGGCCGCAGAACAACAACGCAATGCCGACAAACTCGCCAGCTTTGGCTTAGGCGATAAAGCACAACAACGCCTAGGTGATCGCCAAAGCATTGAGCGCGAAATAGAAAGCGCCAAGGGAAAAGCATTATCCGATAACCTAGCTGGCAGAACGACTGACGAAGAATATCAACAGCAGTTGTTGATGCTAAAAGATCATCAAGCAAAACTGCTTGATGAAAAAAATGCGTATTACATCGCCCTCGACGCCAAACAAGCCGATTGGACAAATGGTGCCCGTTCATCAATGGAGAATTACATTGATGCTGCCGCCGATATGGCAGGGCAGACAGAGCGGTTAATGGATAACGCTTTTGGTGGTATGACCGACGCGCTTACCGACTTTGTCACCTCAGGTAAGGCCGACTTTGCGGAGCTAACCAAGTCTATCTTGGCTGATCTTGCCAAAATCGCCATGCAAAAAGCCATTGCTGGATTTATTGGCAGCATGTTTGGGTTTGCAGATGGTGGGGTTGTTGGAGGTAGTAGTGCATCCGATTACACCGGAGACGCTTATCAAAAATGGATTAAAAACGGCAAATCATCAGGCGGATACACTGGCGCGGGTGGCAAGTATGAGCCTGCTGGCATCGTGCATAAAGGTGAGGTGGTTTGGTCACAACAAGATATCGCCCGTGCGGGTGGTGTGGCCACGGTTGAAGCCATGCGTAAAGGCCACAAAGGCTATGCGGACGGTGGTGTAGTTGGCGGCGCAGCCTATAACGGCGTTCCTGCTGCCGCAATGGCTGGAACAAGTCCTAACGTCATCATCAATCAGCAAATTATTGTGCCAGAAAGTAATAACAATAACGGGGCTAACAATACAAATATGAACGAGGTTATTAAGGCTTACGCGGAGTCATCTAAGCAAGGTACTAAAACACAAATCGCGCTAGAACTTAGACCGGGTGGAATGATTTGGCGAGCAATGAAGGGAGGGTATTAAGGTGTATCAATATAACAAAGAGGTATTAATTACCTTGCTAAGTGATTCCGCTATTCAGTTTTTCTTTAATGATGTCACCCATAATACAACTGCAATAGAAATTCGGGAGAGAGTGAGAGCGTTTTCTGAGGTTTTAGCGGGAATTTTAGTCACTGTTTCTGCCGATGGTGATTACCGCATGGATATTGCCAAGCAGCTAAACGCCAAAACGCAGCAAGTGACCGCTGATATGGAAGCCATGATGATTGAATCTTTGCAGCCAAATGGGTTTATTTGGCAGAAAATTCAAAAAATGAAAGGCTTATAAATAATGCCTCAAACATTCACATGGGCACCAGATAATGGCGCCACAGGCGACACCCAATATCGCACTCGCTCTGCCCAGTTTGGTGATGGCTACAGCCAATCAGTAGGCGATGGCATTAACAGCAAGGTGCAAAGCTGGCCGCTAACGTTCACCAAAAACAAAGCCACGGCGGAGGCGATAGTCGCCTTTCTTGATGAACACCAAGGCGCTAAGTCATTTATCTGGACGCCACCCCTTGGTAGTCAATCGCTATGGCAAGTTAAACAGGTCACCAACACCCCATTAGGCGGCGGCATGTATCGCATCGCCGCCACTTTCGAACAAGCATTTCATCCTTGATGCGCCCTGGCGCTGAACCAATCTATTTATGGAGTTAATATGGCTATAGCAACAGTCAATCTAGGCACATCTCCGTCGGGAGCTGGCGGCGATACAGCGCGTAACTTAGCCGAAAAATTTAATGCTAATTTCAGCGCGCCGACTCATTCCGCTTCCCGCGAAGTCGGCACGTCAAATGATAATCATGTCATTGACAAAGCAGGACTGCAGATTCTGATTAAAGATCCACGTCGACAGGAGGTTGAGGCGTTAAGCGGCGGACGAAACACTGTCATTTATGATTCCCAAGGCAATCCAAATGTGATGGTTGTGGTGCCGAGATTCACCTACGAATCGCTTGGCCTAACTGACCTACAACTTGGAACGGGAACCCCAACCGCCTTTTTGACAAACGGAGCCCCACGCGGAGAAATATTGATCGCAAAATATCTCGCCAGCGCCGGCGGTACAACGTGCTCAGTTGTTGGTGGTGTTCAGCCATTAACATCGGTTACTTATGATCAGGCAAAATCACGGTGCACTGGTAAGGGCGCAAATTGGCATTTAATGTCAATGCATGAGTGGGCGGCAATTGCGCTATGGTCTCTTGCTAACGGTACTGTGCCCCGCGGCAATACAAACTTTGGTCGCGCTCACGATAAATTATTTGAAACGGCCCGTCGTGCAGATAATGGTGTGCCAGGTGACGCCAGTGGCACAGGAAGAACTGATACAGGGAAAGGGCCTGCAACTTGGTCGCACGATCATACTGTGCACGGGATAATGGATTTAGTTGGAAATGTTTGGGAATGGCAAGATCAAACGATGCTGTCAGAAGGACAGATAAAAACAACGATCGACAATAACCCATCTGTTGCCGAGGTTGACTGGGTTTCACATCCAGCATTTTACGATTCAACATCAGCCGCAGGTGGAGCCCCGCGACTAAATAGCCAAGTGATCAACCGCCTTGGGGCAATAGGAGACAGTGCTAACGCTGGCAATTCGGCTAGCGTGGAATTTAAATTGCTAACAAAGGAGGCGGCCTACACACCAAGCGAGCTAATGCGGCGGCTGCTTATTGAAACAGCTACTGCAAATAATTTGCAGGGCCGAGTGTACGTGCGCAACTTCGGCCAGCGATTACCGATCCGTGGCGGCGACTGGAGCAGCGGCGTCAGCGCCGGCCTTGGCGCGCTCAACCTCAATTACTCGCGTTCGAGCTCGAGCATCTACGTCGGTTTCCGTCCAGCTTATTTTGCGTAAAGTAGACTGTGTTTTGTTAGCTGCGCGATAGCGCAGCGGTTAATTAAAGAGTAGCGCACATGCCAGCATTGATAATCGAAGAAAAATGCAGAGAGATGATAGTGTTTGGCTATCAAGCCATTAAACAGTTCCCAAAACATGAAACACATGTTCTTGGCGCTGAAATTCGGCTGTCAATGCTGAATATGCAGCGCCTAATCATCACTGCAATGAAGCGCTACCACAAAAAGACCACCTTAACCGACTTGGACGTAGAACTAGCGGTGCTAAAGCGGATGATAAGGCTGGCCAAGGATCTGCGTTATATCGACATCAGCCGGTATCAGCGATGGATAGTGCAGATTGTTGAAATTGGCAAAATGACGGGAGGATGGATTAAATCAATTAACAATAAACAGGCTAATGCATTATGAATACACTGGAACCGATCCGTGGCGGCAACTGGAACAACGGCGTCAACGCCGGCCTTGGCGCGCTCAACCTCAATAACTCGCGTTCGAACTCGAACAACAACATCGGTTTCCGTCCAGCTCTTGATTACGCCAGAAGCAAGCATCTTACTGGGTGCTGCCAGCGCAAAAATGAAAAGGATGCACTAGCCCCGGCCATTGCCGAAATAGATTTAGCCACGCCCGCCGGTGCGCCAGCGGGCTGTTTATTTGAGCAAATATATCAGTTTGAAAATTTACTAAATGCGGCTTATCAGTGTCGCAAAGGGAAAACGAAATCCAACAGCACATTAGTCTTTTTTAACAATCTAGAAGAAAACATCATCCAGATCCAAAACGAGTTGATATGGGGTATGTATCTATCATCTCCATACCACCATTTTTATGTCTTCGAGCCAAAGCGAAGGTTGATATCCGCACCAAGCTTTCGAGACAGGGTGGTGCACCGCGCAATTTATAATGTCATCGAGCCGATTCTTGACCGGCAATATATATACGACTCTTACGCTTGCCGTCGAGGCAAAGGAACACACCGTGGCGCTGATAGAGCTCAGCTATTTATTAGGCGCGTAGAGAAAACGCACAGCAAGGCTTACGCGCTAAAAGCTGACATTAGCCGCTATTTCTCTAGCATAGATCACCACATACTTAAGTCGCTTGTCAGCGCTAAAATACAGTGCGAGCGAACCAAGTGCCTACTGTTTTACATCATAGACAGCAGCCCTTCTGACGCGCATGGCGTTGGGATCCCTCTTGGCAATCTCACCAGCCAAGTTTTTGCAAACCTGTATCTAAACGAGCTGGACAGATTTGCTAAGCATACGCTAAAAGCCAAAAATTACGTCAGATACATGGATGATTTTGTGATCATTCATCACGACAAGCAGCAGCTGCATCAGTGGAGGGTGATGATAGAGCGATTCATTAATTGTCAGCTAAGGCTGAAAACAAACAGCAAAACACAAGTATTCCCCGTTGCAGCATCTGCCGGAAGAAGCCTTGATTTTCTTGGCTATCGCATATATGCAAATAAAAAGTTACTGCGTAAAAGCAGCGTGAAGCGCATTAAAGCAAAGTTAAAAATATTTCGCAAAAAATACAGTGCTGGAGAGATTGATATTAAAGACATAAACCAAACGATACAGTCATGGATCGGCCACGCCAGCCACGCTGATACATTCTCGCTGAGAGTCTCGCTATTAAGCCAACCATTCAAAAGAGGTGAACATGTTTAATTATATTTTTGAGGGCAAAACTTACACTGACACATCAAATGAATACATGTTGGCAATCGGCATGAGTGCTGAACAGATCGAGTCAGTAATGAGTCAAAAGGCATACGAAGAAGGAGAAGGTGCCATCGCAAAAAGAAAGGCTGCATACACAAAAGAGTCAGACCCGTTATTTTTAGAGTGGCAATACGATAAGACGCCCGCTACAGAAGCAAAATGGCGAGCCAAAGTGCTAGAAATAAAAGCAAGATTCCCTATGGTATCAGCCGATGCTTAGTGCTGATATTCAAACCATCGAACCGGGCAATGAAATTATTCTTTATGAAATCGACGGTACCGCCTTTGGCGCCGATATACTGCGCTTTCATGCACACAATATTCCGTACTCAGATGCGGACCTTAATCAATCAGAGTTACCAGCGCGCATCATCCATTGGCAGGGTGAGCAATACAGCCCATGGCCAGCACAGCTAGAAGGGGTTGAGGTTAACTCAGATGGCTCACCCAGCACACCAACGCTAACTGTGGCTAATCTCGATGGCAGTATTAGCGCCCTGTGTTTGTACTTTCAGAACATGGAACAAGCCAAGGTCACTATTCGCCGCACGCTGGCAAAATACCTTGATGCTGCCAACTTCCCCAGTGGCAATAGCGAAGCGGATCCAACCCAAGAAGCGGTAGAGATTTGGTATGTCGATAAAAAAGTCAACGAGGATAATGTTGCCGTTACCTTTGAACTATCCAATCCAGCAGATTTGTCAGGCTATAAAATCGGCCGACAAATGACCGCCTATTGTCACTGGTGCCAGCGTGGCGAATATCGCGGCGCAGATTGCGGCTACACTGGTGAGGCCATGTTTACCGATGAAGATCAACCAACCGATAACCCCGCACTCGACCAGTGCTCAGGTACCATCAAAGGCTGTACCTTGCGCTTTGGCGAAAATGCCGAATTACCCCATGGCGGCTTCCCAAGCGTGCGGCTAATACGTTAAAAGCATTTTCCCGCCGTCAGCAAAATGGTCTAACACAAAAAGCAGGTCCCTATGCACCCAACCATTTTACATGCCTTTAGTCAGCATGCGGCCAGCTGCTACCCTAATGAATGTTGCGGATTGCTGATCAAGCAAGGCGACAAAGCGCAATATGTGCCATGTGAAAACAAGGCAACTAACAAAGCAGATGAATTTGTGATTGATCCACTACAATATGCTGCCATTGAAGAACAAGGGCAGATCATAGGCATCTGCCACAGCCACCCAGATGCGAGCAGCAAGCCTAGCCAACGTGATATTGCCATGTGTGAGGCGAGCGGATTGCCTTGGCATATCCTTAGCTGGCCTGATGGCGACTTACGCACCATTGCGCCAACGGGTGAGCGCAAACCGCTACTTGAGCGTCCGTTTGTGCATGGCGTATGGGATTGCTATAGCTGCGTGCGCGACTGGTACAGTGAGGTGCAACAAATTCTGTTGCCAGACTTTGAGCGCCAAGATGGCTGGTGGGAAGGCGAACAAGAGCTATATCTCGATAACTTTGCCAAAGCGGGATTTGTGGCGCTGCCAAATATCAATCTAGCCGATCTACAAATTGGCGATGTTTTCTTAATGCAAATCCAAAGCCAGCGAGTCAATCATGCCGCTGTTTATGTCGGCGAGGGTAAAATCCTGCATCACCTCTATGGCCGTCTAAGTCGCTATGATATCTATGGCGGTTACTGGCAACGCAACACCAGATTAATTGTGCGTTACACAGGATAAAGCGGCTAAAAACTTTACAGTCTGTTAGGTCGTTGGCATAGTGTTTAAGCTATAACATTTTACTAATTGAATTAATGGATTAAACAATGAAAAAACTTAAATTAGGTTTAGCTGCTATTGTGCTTATTTCATTAGCTGGCTGTGCATCACAGACAGTAAAGTTAAACGCTCAATTTGATGCCGTGGAAGCGAAAAAATTAATGGAAAAAGGTAACAACTCCATTGAAGGTAATGCTTTTCTACGCCAGCGTGGCGGCGGCATAGTTACCTGCTCTGGCATGACTGTTCAGCTAGTCCCAGCAACTGCATACGCCACAGAACGCGCTTTAGCATACTTTGGTACTACAGAGCGCGGCTTCGCGGCAGATGAAGGGATATTTAATAAGAAAATGCCACCACGCCCAGCAGATTATGATAAATATTCAAAAACAACAGTTTGTGATTCAGAAGGTAGGTTTAAGTTTAAAGATCTTGCCGATGGTACTTATTACGTGACAACCTCAATTACTTGGATGACTGGCGACTACAGTCGGCAAGGTGGGTTATTGCTGAAAAGGGTTTACCTTCAAGATGGTGAGACTGCCGAAGTAATCATGTCTCAATAGTTGCTAAATAGGCCACCAAAAAGTGGCCTATCTTAAAACTAAAATGAAATTATAATGTTGCCATCGTTAATTTTTACAAGATAACCCGCATCATCAAAAGTCTTTTCAACCAATTTTAAAGCGCTAAATATCTCAGCATCCGTCACTGGCATTGAGCAGGTTAACTTTTTTGTATCAAGTTCAATTTTTCGCTTACCAACTACTACTGCGCCATTGATAAGTTCGTTAATTTCATCAACAAATAATGATGCCAATGCAATACCTGAGTCTGCATTGTTTTTGGCTATTTTCCCTGCTATTGATGCTGGCAATGTTGGTGTTAAAAGGTTTTCAATTCCATCTCCGTGCAGCATGTTTGCTGCCGATGAATTTTGGTCAGCAATAAAGCTCACCTCTAATCGATGCACGATTTCAGCGTTCATTGAACGACCGTTTTTGTTGGATTCCTCTTTAATTTGCTCACGCATACCACTAGGGAAGCGCAACATAAACTTATCTAAGGTATCACTAGGGAAATTTTTTTTCGTCATGATTCTAATAGCATAGCGTCAACTCGACACAAAAAGAATAGTGTCGAGTTGACATACTTGGTGCTAGCAGTTAAATTTATAGTGTCGAGTCGACACTATAAGGGATTAAAATGAAAAAAAATACAGTGACACCACTTAGGCTAATGTTGCGTTTACCACCAGAGGTACACCAGATTGCTAAAGAGATGTCTGAACAGCAGTTGCGATCGCTAAACTCAGAGATTGTCTATCAATTAAAGCGCTCTTATGGATTGATAGGAAAGGAAGAGGAGGCGGCATGAAATTAATCACCGGTAACCAATTGACCATGACCAGTGGAGAGATATCCGACCTAGTTGGATCTCGTCATGACAAAGTAAAGCAATCTATCGAACGCTTGGCAAAAAATGGGGTAATTCAACTTCCCCCAATGGGGGTTTTCGAGAATATCAATAGCTTAAGCAAAAATTCAAAATCAAAACACTATGTATTCTCTGGCGAGCAAGGCAAGCGTGATAGTATCATCGTTGTTGCCCAGCTTTCACCTGAGTTTACCGCAAGGCTGGTCGATCGCTGGCAAGAGTTGGAAGCAAAGCAGTCTAAGCCTTACCCGCAGATCCCGCATTCATTTGCAGAAGCACTGCAACTCGCCGCTAACCAAGCCAAGCTACTCGAGCAACAAGCGCCTAAAGTGGAGTTTTTCGATCGGCTGGTGGTACGTGACACATTAATGAATGCAAGCCAAGTGGCGCAAAAGCATAACTTGTCCGCTGTTCGCCTAAATAAATTTTTGGATGAACATGACGTTTATAGCCACGCCATTAAACGCGGCAGAGTGTTTCAGCAGTGGTTTATTGATAAAGGCTTTGGAAAGCTACGCCAAACAGACCAAGGTTTTTCGCAGGCCATGTTTACCCCAGCGGGTGAGGCGTGGATTTGTGAGAAGTTAGTGAGTGAAGGGGTGGCCGCATGACCGCCATAAAGAATGAAGCCCCAACTGCACCAACAGTTGAGGCCTCTTTAACAACGTCCGTCCGTAGCAAGGAATCGAACATGAATAATGTTAACACAATTCAATCATTAAATCATCTAGTCACCACCCAAGATGGCGCATTAATTACTACGTCAATTAATGTTGCAGAAGCTTTTGGAAAGTTGCACAAGGATATACTGCGCAAGCTTGAATGTATTGATTGTTCACAAGAATTCACTGAGCGCAATTTTACGCCCAGTGAATATAAAGATTCAACAGGCCGTAATTTACCTATGTATAAAATGACCAAAGATGGCTTTATGTTTTTGGTGATGGGCTTTACGGGCAAGAAGGCTGCGATGATCAAAGAAGCCTATATCAACGCCTTTAACTGGATGGCAAAGCAACTGAGTGGCGCCGCACCAAAAAAGACGACGACTGATGATCGTACAAGTTTACGCAATGCGGTTAATCTACTGATGGCAAAGAAAGGCCTGATATATCCAGATGCTTACAAAATAATTCATCAGCGCTTTAATGTTGAGCACATAGATCAGCTCGAAAAAGGCCAGTTAACAGAAGCGATTGAGTATGCGCATAAGTTAGCATTAGACGGCGAGTTTATCCCCGCCGCCCCTGCAATCGCGCCACAACCTTTGCTAAATGAGTACGATATTCACAATATCAAAGGGCTTTGCACTCATATGGATTATTTGAAAAAGTACTTTGACGAATACAAGCTGTATGAGGTGTTTACTATGCTTGGCTCTCGCGCTGGCACCCAGATGATTGATCATATGCGTGATGGTGTGTGTTTTGCCGCAACGGTTAGACGTAGCATAAACGAACTTGAGGCAAGGGGCTTAAAAGCGATCTTGCCTAGTTAGCCTAAAGGACTTATCCTGCTATAACAATCCGAAAAACCCTCTTTCGAGAAAGATTATCTAAAGCCGCCTAATCAGGCGGCTTTTTTATTGCCAAAAAATGCTGATGACAGCAGGTCTAATATGAACTCACAACAACTCACCACGATAAAACTATCAGGATCGCTTGCTAAAAAGTTTGGCCGTGAGCATAAGCGATTTTTAGATACAGGCACCACAACTGAAGCGTTTAGCGCCCTTAAAAATACCCTGCAAGGTTTTGAAGGGTTTATTAAGGAGCAAGCAAAACTTGGGTTGCGTTACGCTATTTTTCGTAATGGTAAAAACACAGGCGAAGATGAATTTGATTTAGCCGGCACTCGCGAGATCAGGATTGTGCCTGTTATTGGTGGCAGTAAGCGAGCAGGAGTAATGCAAACTATTATTGGCGCTGTTCTTATTGTCGTTGGCGTTTTTACAACAATATTCGGCGACTATAGCGGTTCTGTAATTCAGGTTGGTGTGGCAATGGTCGCCGGCGGCGTGGTGCAAATGCTGTCACCGCAAGCTAAGGGGTTAAAGGGCAGTGAGGCGGCGGAGAACGCGCCAAGCTATGCCTTTGGTGGCGCGGTCAACACCACGGCAGCGGGTAATCCTGTTGGCATTGGTTACGGCAAGCGCCGCATCGGTGGTGCAATTATTAGTGCTGGCATTTATGCAGAAGACATTGCAACAAGCCAGCGCCCAATTCAATCCGGTGGCAGTAATGGCGGCGGCAGTCAACAGGAGCAATAATTAGCATGGGCATACCTGCATTAAATCAACCATTACTGATCAGCGGTGAAAAAGCTGGACAAGCAAAACAACGCACACCTGTAGAATCGCCTGATGATCTGCGCTCAATTGCCAAAGCTAAAGTGTTGCTGGCAATTGGCGAAGGGGAGTTTGAGGGCCAATTATCCGGCCAAAATGTGTTTTTAGATGGCACGCCATTACTCGATGCAAATGGTGCTGAAAACTTCCCCGGTGTGATTTGGGATTTTCGTCCGGGTTCTGTGTATCAAACGTATATTCCTGGCTTGCCCTCTGTTGAAAACGAGGTGGCATTAGGTATTGAGTTAAAGTCTGATCAGCCTTACACGCGCGCCATTACAAACTCACTGCTCTCTGCGGTTCGTGTGCGATTTCGCTGGCCAGCGCTACAACAACAGCTTGATAACGGTGATGTAAATGGCTATCGCATTGAATACGCCATTGATCTCTCTACTGACGGCGGTAGCTATCAGACTGTGTTAAGCACTGCAGTTGACGGCAAAACCACCCAGCCCTATGAGCGCAGCCACCGCATTGATTTACCTGAGGGTAACAGCTGGCAAATCCGTATTCGCCGACTCACGCCAAACCAAAACAACAACCGTGTGGCCGACTTAATGCAAATTGCAGCGATCACCGATGTGATTGACCGCAAGCTAACGTACCCCAATACCGCATTGCTTTATGTCGAGTTTGACGCCAGCCAATTTCAAAATATCCCCGTGGTTTCGTGCGAACCCTTTATGCGCAAAGTGCGGGTGCCGACAAGCTATAATCCGCTTACCCGCGAATATACGGGCGTTTGGGATGGCAGCTTTAAAATCGCATGGACCGATAACCCAGCATGGGTGAGTTACGACATTATCCTCGACGATCGCTTTGGCACTGGACGCAGGATCAATGCGTCGCTGGTGGATAAATGGGAGCTTTACCAAATTGCGCAATATTGCGATCAACTGGTGCCAAACGGTAAGGGAGGCATGGAGCCTCGCTATATCTGCAATATTTATATTCAGCAAGCAGCTGAAGCATGGCAAGTACTGCGGGATTTGGCGTCTATCTATCGTGGCATGACCTATTGGTCAAACGGCCAAATGTACTCAGTTGCAGATATGCCGCGCGATGTCGATTTTATCTACAACAACAGCAATGTGATCGACGGCAAGTTTAGCTATTCATCCAGCAGCGAAAAAGTTAAATACACTCGAGCATTAATCAGCTGGGATAACCCTGATAATGCTTATGAATCCGATGTTACCTCTGTATCAGATCAACCATTACAGCGCCGCTATGGTGACAATGTAGTCGAATTATCCGCCTTAGGTTGCACCCGCGAATCAGAAGCGCAGCGCCGCGGGAAGTGGGCAATCTATACCAATAACAATGACCGCGCGGTTAATTTTAGCGTGGGGATGGATGGCAGCATCCCATTACCTGGTTATGTGATTGGCGTAGCCGATCAACTGATTGCAGGTAGCCGCATTGGAGGGCGGATCTCAGCGGTTAATGGCAAGCAGATCACCTTGGACCGTGCGGGCACCATCGCGGTTAATGATCGCCTCATCATCAACTTGCCCAGCGGCAAAGCGCAGGCTCGCACCATTGAGGCCGTTAATGGCCGAGTGGTAACGGTAACCACAGAATACAGCGAAACGCCATTGCCACAGCTTTTATGGTCGGTTGAATCAGACGAGCTAAAGCTGCAGCAATTTAGAGTGCTGCGTGTCGCCAAAGCCAACAGCGACAGCATTGAGTACGAGATCACAGCGGTTGAACATAACCCCAGCAAATACACATACATTGATACAGGCGCACGGTTAGAAGATCGGCCAATTAGTAAATTGCCAGTGGGGGCGCAAGAAGCACCTGCTAGCGTGACCATCAGCCAGTCAACATTCACTGAGCAAACCCTGTCAGTCACAACGATGACGATTCAGTGGGCCACGGCTAAAAATGCAGTCGCTTACGAAGTGGAATGGCGCAAAGACTCTGGCGAGTGGATAAAACTGCCAAAAACCAGCAGTACATCAGTCGATATCCGTGGCGTTTACACCGGGCAATATATTGCTAGAGTTCGTGCAATTAACTCAGTTGATGTTTCGTCGGTACCAAAGTCATCAGCGCTGACCAATATCACAGGTAAAACTGGCTTGCCTCCTGCAGTAGCATCTTTTTCCACCACGCCGTTAGTGTTTGGCATTGCGTTAAATTGGTTATTCCCTGTTGGTGCAGAGGACACGCTCCGTACAGAGATTGAATACGGGCCCAAAAATAACGACAGTGGCATGATCAAGTTAGGAGATTTTGCCTACCCAATTGCCACTCACACCATGACAGGATTAAGTGCCGGCGCTAGCTTTTGGTTTAGAGCTCGATTGGTTGATCGCACTGGCAACGTGGGGCCATGGTCAGGATTTGTTAGCGGACAGTCATCGACAGATCAAACTGAATATGATGAGTATTTCAGCGAGCGCATTACATCATCCGCACTCGGGCAAGAGTTGCTCAGTGAAATAGAGTTGATCCCGACGCTTAAAACTGAAACCGATAAAATCCCGAGCATTGATAGTCGGCTTAATGAGGTTGTAATCCCTCAGATTGAGCTGATCAATGTCGAAGTTAATAAAATCCCTGATATTGAGATCAGCATTGCTGCCGCCGAAAACAAAATTCAGCAAATGCAGTCCGAGATCGCCGATATTGCAGGCGCACCAGATTGGGATAACACCGCCAGCTATCTCACTGGGCAGTTGGTTAAATATCAAGGCAAGCTTTACTCAGCTAAACAAACCGTACCCGCAGGAACACTGCCAACCAACGCCACCTATTGGACAAAAATTGGTGAATATTCCTCTTTGGGTGAAGCTGTTTCAGCACTTACTTTGCGTGTAGATAATGTTGAGACCTCGATTGACACTATCGATGGAAAGCTAACAGCAGAATCATCTCGTATTGATGGTATTTTTGCTCAGGTTAATCCGCCATTAGCTGGCGATACTGGCTGGAATGCCGGATCAACCGTGGTTTTTGCTGGCGTGTGGTCTGAGCAATATGCAAGAGCCGCTGCCGATGAGGCCTTATCAAAAAGCATTGAAACGGTTGCCGCGACCATTGATAAAAATACTGCTGCGATCATCACAGAGCAAATGGCGAGAGCCACTGCAGATGAATCGCTATCAAACCAAATCATCAGTATTTCAGCAACGGTCAATGGCAATGCGGCATTAATTAAACAAGAGCAAACCGCACGCGCTGATGCCGATAGCGCTTTAGCATCGCAAATCACCACTGTGCAGGCCTCAGCCACCGCGGCAAACTCTGCCGCCTCAACGGCGCAAACTGCAGCAGACCAAGCCAAAGCCGATGCTGCCACCGCGGCTGGTATCGCCAATGGTAAGGGTAAAGTGATTATTCAATCTTCCGCGCCTGCAGCTGCTGATCGCTTAGCGCAAAACTTGTGGATTGATACGACTGGCAATGCCAACACGCCTAAGCGTTGGAACGGTTCAACTTGGGTAGCTGTGACTGACAAAGCTGCGACCGATGCCGCGAGTGCAGCAGCTGCTGCCCAAGCCGCGGCGGACGCCGCCCAGCAAGGGGTGATTCAAAACGCTGCAGCAATTCAGACTGAACAGACCGCACGCGCTGATGCCGATAGTGCTTTAGCATCGCAAATCACCACTGTGCAGGCCTCAGCCACCGCGGCAAACTCTGCCGCCTCAACGGCGCAAACTGCAGCAGACCAAGCCAAAGCCGATGCTGCCACCGCGGCTGGTATCGCCAATGGTAAGGGTAAAGTGATTATTCAATCTTCCGCGCCTGCCACTGCAGATCGTTTAGCGCAAAACCTATGGATTGATACGACTGGCAATGCCAACACACCTAAACGTTGGAGTGGCTCAGCATGGGTAGCTGTGACTGACAAGGCTGCGACCGATGCCGCGAGTGCAGCAGCTGCTGCCCAAGCCGCGGCGGACGCCGCCCAGCAAGGGGTGATTCAAAACGCTGCAGCAATTCAGACTGAACAAACCGCCCGTGCGGATGCCGACAGCGCCTTAGCAACACAAATCACCACGGTGCAGGCCTCTGCTACAGCGGCCAACTCTGCGGCCTCAACGGCGCAAACTGCCGCAGATCAAGCTAAAGCTGATGCGGCCGCTGCCGCTGGGATCGCCAATGGCAAAGGCAAAGTGATCATTCAATCGTCAGCACCAGCGACAGCAGACCGTTTAGCGCAAAACCTATGGATTGATACCACTGGCAATGCCAATACACCAAAACGTTGGAACGGCTCAGCATGGGTAGCAGTGACTGATAAAGCGGCCACGGATGCCGCCAGCGCCGCAGCAGCCGCACAAGCCGCCGCCGATGCGGCCAACACCAAGGCCACGCAAAACGCCGCAGCCATCCAGCAAGAACAAACCGCCCGTGCAGATGCCGACAGCGCCTTAGCAACACAAATCACCACGGTGCAGGCCTCTGCTACAGCGGCCAACTCTGCGGCCTCAACGGCGCAAACTGCCGCAGATCAAGCTAAAGCTGATGCGGCCGCTGCCGCTGGGATCGCCAATGGCAAAGGCAAAGTGATCATTCAATCGTCAGCACCAGCGACAGCAGACCGTTTAGCGCAAAACCTATGGATTGATACCACTGGCAATGCCAATACACCAAAACGTTGGAACGGCTCAGCATGGGTAGCAGTGACTGATAAAGCGGCCACGGATGCCGCCAGCGCCGCAGCAGCCGCACAAGCCGCCGCCGATGCGGCCAACACCAAGGCCACGCAAAACGCCGCAGCCATCCAGCAAGAACAAACCGCCCGTGCGGATGCCGACAGCGCCTTAGCAACACAAATCACCACGGTGCAGGCCTCTGCGGCATTTAATGCTGCCGCAATACAGAACGAAGCAACAGCAAGAGCTGATGCTGACAGCACCCAAGCATCACGCATAGACGGTATATTTGCGCAAGTAAACCCGCCTCTTGCTGGTGATATTAGCTGGAATGCCGGTTCTGCTGTGGTGTTTGCTGGCGTTTGGTCTGAGCAATATGCAAGAGCTGCAGCAGATGAGGCATTGGCAAAAAACATTGAAACTGTGGCCGCTAGCATTAATCAAAACACTGCTGCAATCATCACTGAACAAATGGCGAGATCCACTGCAGATGAATCGCTCGCAAACCAAATCATCAGTATTTCTGCCACGGTAAACAGCAATGCGGCGTTAATTAAGCAAGAGCAAACCGCCCGTGCGGATGCTGATAGTGCGTTAGCTCAAAATATTAGTACGGTGCAGGCCTCGGCAACATCGGCGAACACTGCGGCCTCAACTGCACAAACTGCCGCAGATCAAGCTAAAGCTGATGCGGCCGCTGCCGCTGGGATCGCCAATGGCAAAGGCAAAGTGATCATTCAATCGTCAGCACCAGCGACAGCAGACCGTTTAGCGCAAAACCTATGGATTGATACCACTGGCAATGCCAATACACCAAAACGTTGGAACGGCTCAGCATGGGTTGCAGTAACCGATAAAGCGGCCACGGATGCTGCCAGCGCTGCAGCAGCGGCACAAGCTGCCGCCGATGCTGCCAATACCAAGGCCACACAAAACGCTGCGGCAATTCAGACTGAGCAAACAGCTCGAGCTAATGCAGATAGTGCCTTAGCAACACAAATCACGACGGTGCAGGCTACAGCTAACAATGCATCAGCCGCAGTGCAGCAAACATCAACCGCGTTAGCTGATTTAGATGGCAAGCTGCAAGCAATGTACTCGATTAAAGTGGGGGTGACTGCTGACGGTAAATACTATGGCGCAGGTATGGCAATCGGTGTGGAGAACACACCATCTGGCATGCAATCGCAAGTGCTATTTACTGCCGATAGATTTGCCATTGTTAATCAAATCACTGGCGCATCTACCATCACAACCCCTTTTGCGGTACAGGGCGGTCAGGTATTTATTAATAGCGCTGTAATTGGGGATGGTACAATTACCAATGCCAAGATCGGCAGTTTTATCCAGTCAACAAACTATGTTGCACAAACAACAGGCTGGAAACTGGATAAAGCGGGTGTATTTGAGATCAATGGCTCTACTGCTGGCCAAGGGCGGATGCAAATATCAAATAATCGAATCGATGTTTATGACAACAGCGGCAATTTAGTTTGCAGGATGGGTAAATTAACATGAGTTATGCTCTTGCTGTTTATAACGCTGGCAAAGAGGTTCTTTACAATGCGACACCATACAATTTGTTTTGGTGTTTGCGTGTAAAAGACCTTTATCCAGGCGTTCATTCTGTCACGCTGCCGTCAAATGGCGTTGGCGGTAAGCTCTCATTCGTTTGGGGATTAGAGCGCAGTACGCCGGATCAAGAAGTGTCTTTAGGCAGCACTTTTAGAGTCAAAATAAACAGCCTAACCATCACAGGCAACACCGTAACATTTACATTAGAGCAAGATGCGTTTGGTGTTTCATCGATATTGCTTTCATTTTTTTATTCACGGTGATCTATGTACGGCGTTGAAATTCGCAACAAAGACCTTTCGTTATTTTTAGGTACCTATGAAACTACCTTTATGTATTGGGGATACAAGGACGTAACCCACACCAATGGGACTGATACCTATATCGATCTATTTGGTATTCCAGTTGGTTACGATATTCAAATTTATACCTACTGCAATACACAAGGCGAGCAATACCCATACCTTAGAGCGCTGCATGTTACTTTAGATGGAACCGCTAGTACATGGAGAGGATTAGTTAATTTTTGGATGTATTCCGGTACCGCTAGGGTGTATGTCTTTGCGTCGGCAAAAGCAATTAATTTGCCTAAATATGGGTTAGCAATTTATGACACGGCTGAAAATGTGCGCTTTCACAGTGCCAGACCTCCGGTATCAATAAAACTGCTTGGCGAAGTGATTTATTCGCAAGGCAAGCACAGAACCAACTGCAGCTTTAAGCCAGCATGCAAGCCAACCATTGCCAGAGTCGATTCTGAATACGCAGGAACTCCAGGGCAATACTACGTTGAGTACTCTCGCTTTAATGGGTTTTACAACAGTAGTGAAGGAGGCTATCAGCACGGATGGACACTGCAAACGCAAGGACCACGCGGTGGTCCTTCTCGTTATCAACCTGCAGATGTAATGAATTACGCTGTTATCGATGGATCGTACTATGAGCAGTTCCCAAACTTGGGTAACTTCCCACAGTAATTATTTTCTGATTACACTCAATTCAGAAATAGGTGTGTTTGGGGGATTATTATAAATCGTAGCCAGAGCACTATCAGCCAATGTGCTCTGAGCCTTTAGCACTCGGTAAGAGTCTTTATTCGTTCTATTCAAGCCAAAAATCTTATATGCAACCAAATCAAAAGTAACATTAGGGCAGTAAGTCATGTCACCAACTTTAATAGTGTATTGCCAATTACCTAACGGAATAGAAGTTAGGCAACCAACATTTGACGATTTAATGGTGATGTCTGCTTGCTCAGTGCCATTCGAATATCGAATGATCTGATAGCCGGCTACTTGCTCGATACGCTCTAATGACAACAAGATTTTGTCGATATCTTCAGAGCGAGACTCAACAGCGATCACCAGAGGCAAATCTGCATCACTTGGCCTAACCGTTTTCCAGTCAACCGCATTTGTGCTAGATATCAAATTTTTGATATCTGCATCCACGTCATCACCACCACCACCGCCACATCCTGCGAGTGAAACCACTAAAGCCATTAGCGCTAAACGTTTCAT